ATGATGGGCGCGAGGTGCTGATTCCGACCGTCAGCGACGACGGCCGCGTGATGTCCGACCCCGAAGCCATCGAGCAGTACCGCCGTACCGGCAAACATCTCGGCATGTTCGACACGCCGCAGAACGCAACGGGTTTCGCGCAGCGACTGCATGAGGATCAGGCGCGCCGAATCTCGAAACCGTCGCCGCATACGGTGCCGGAAAGCCCGATGTCGAATGCGTTCGATCCGTATGGCGGATATTTCAGCCAAGCGGATCGCGGCCAGCCAGCGCATGCGCCAGACGACTACAGCCAGACCGTTGCTGAATCGCTCGCCGATACGTTCGGCGAAGACTTCCAAGCGCCGTCCGGCGCGGACTGGTGGGGTTCGCTGCGCGGAACGCTCGCGCGACAGTTGCAGGGTTACGAGCTAAGCCAGCTCGAATCGCTTGAAGACGAGATGCTAGGTCGCACATGGCCGGTGGGCCGGCACGGCATGCCGAAGTACGACAGCTCGGCGACGCCCGAATATCTGCGCGCGGTTCAGGACGACCCGAAGCTCATCGCTATCCGCGAGAAGATCGCGGAAGCGAAAGCGGCCGGGCAGGAGATCACGACCGAAGCGCAAGACATCTCGGCGCGCAACCAGGGCTTTTATCCCCAAGTCATCATGGGCGCGACCAATTCCCTCGCCGCCTCAGCGCCAGCGCTCGCGACAACGATGGTCACGAAGAACCCGCTGACGAGTTTGCCGATGATGTACGGGCCGACCGCCGCCGGCTCATACGGCGAGATGCGCGAAGCGAACGTGCCACGCGGGCTTGCTGATAAAGCCTCAACCGTCGAAGGCGTCATCGAAGCGATCACGGAATTCCCGGCCATGCGTCCGTTTGCCGCAGAGGCGTCGCCGTTCCTCCGCCGGTTCGGTGAAACGCTCGCGGCCGATATCCCAGGCGAAACCATCGCGACGCTCGGCCAAGATGTCACGCGCGAGATCGCGACGGCAGACCCGAACGCATCGACGTTTGACTCAGTGACAGAAGGGTTGCGTCAAGGTCTCGGCGAACTACCCGTGACTTACGGCACCGTGCTCGCGACGGCCGGCGCGCACTCGGCCCTGGGCCACGGCATCGATGCGACGCGCGAAGCGCTGCGCGACAGATCGTCAGAGATCAGCGCCGAAGCGACGCGTGAACGCGCCCTCGCCTCCGCGCAAGATTTGCTGAACAGGATTCGCGGCCCACAAGGCAGGTTGCCCCTTGATGGGGCCGGAGCGCCGCCCGGAGCGCCGCCGCCGCAGGGGCCGACCGGCGGCGCTCCGCCGCCTGACCGTGTGTCGCCCACCATCGACATGAGCTTGCTGTCCAGCGTCGTGCCGCAAGACCCGTTCATTCCTGAACTGCCGATGCCTGATCGGACCATACAGCCTGAGTTGCCGATTGCTATGATGCCGACGCCCGATACCACGGGTAGTCCGGCTCCTGAGGCCGGTGGCGGAAATCGGACAGCTCCATTACCGCCATCGACTCAGGGGACGGCATCAGCTTCGCCGGCCCCGTTCTCTTCTGCGTTCCAGCAGCAACCGGCCGCCCCGCCCGCCTCTCCTTCGCCTCAAGAACCCGCGCCGACGCCTGCGCCCCATGCAGCTCCAGCGGTTTCAACGGCGAAGGAACCCCCGGCGGGCGGGGTAGCTGACCGTGACTTTGATGACGTTGCGGCCTCGTCACTCTTCCATCTGGAGAACGACGAGAGCGCGCCCGTGCGCGTCTACAAGACCGATGAGCGCGGCGGCGCTCCATCTACTACGGATAAGCCTCCGCCGTGGCGCGACATCGGCGGAGGCTGGCAGGTACGTGAGTACAACGAGCAGATAGGCGACAAGACCTATCCGCGTCAGGAGATGCGCCAGCCCGGCGGCAAGCGCTACGTGCGCGGCTACGACCTCGAAGGCAAACCGCTCGATGTGTCCCCGGATTTGACGGAAAGATTCAACCAAGTCTTCGGCGAGCGAGAAGCGCGGCTTACCGCCGAACGCGAGGCTGCGGCGAAGCTGCCGGGCGCGAAGCAGATGCAGGACCGCCGCGACACAGAGACCAAGAAGCGAACAGATAAGTCGCGGGACGCGGATATCGAGCGCCACAAGCAACGTATCGCCGCCGTCGCCGAAGAAGTCGGCCGACTACGCAAGGAGATTCCGGCGGACAAGCTGCCGAAGAAGGAACTGCACGACCTCGATATGGCATGGGCGCATCTCGACATCGCAGACGGCAAAGCCGGCGAAGTAAACGCAATGGCCATGATCGCGGACAGGAGCGAGAAGGCGCTTGAAGCGCTGCGCGCCGCGAAGCCGCCAGCTCGCCCGAAACCGACCGCTGTGCCGACGCCGCCGAAACAGGCAACGATGTTCGATGAAGAAGGCAAGCCGGCGGAAGGTGCCGCCCAGGTTGTGCCGGAACCGGCGGAAGGAACGAACGACACGCCGCGCGGCGGATGGCCGAAAGAAGGGAGCTGGATCAACGCATTCAGCGACGGCACGCTGCCCGATCAGGAACTCAACAATCAGTTAGTCAACGAATCGAATCGACTCGCGGCGATGAGTGGCGTCACTGACCCAATTCGGAAGAAGTTGGCGAAGGCGCATGCCGGAATCAAAAATCTTTACCCGCGATATTCGGAGCTGGGGAAGGAAGCCGGCGAGAAGGTAAGCAAAGACAGCAGCACCGCAATCCGCTACCGCCTTCAAGAGATGGCCACGGAAACCGATCCGAAGGCGCTGGCCGAATACGCCGAAGGTTTACGCGGCATGTTGCAGGGCGCGATTGAGCACCGCGAATACAACATCAAGGAAACCAAGCGCGTCGCGCGCGACACACCGAAAGCAAAGCCCGCCGCCGAGACGCCCGCGCCCGCCCAGGTGACGCCCGAACGCGAACCGACCGGCGGCGATCAAGTCACGCCGCAGCCGTATGGCTCCGGCATGTCGCGGCCGAACGATCTGCGCGCCGCAGTCGCCTCGCCCATCGGCGCGGGCGTTGTGGCCACGGAGCTGTCCGAGAACGCGATGGAAGGTGTCGCCGACGCGGTAGCCGCCGGCAAAGAAGTCTTTGTCGATTCTGGCGCGTTCTCCGCGTTCAAGGCCGCGATCAAAGCCGGCAAGCCGAACGCGACGAAAGCCGACTTCGATAAAGTCTTCACGAAGTACAACAAACTCATTGAGAAGGTAAAGGCGCGCACGACATTCGCGCAGCGTGGCCTACTCACCGTCGTCGCGCCAGATGTTGTCGGCGACCAGACCGCGAGTCTCGCCCTACTCCGCAAGCACGCGGAAGAGGTGAAGCAGTGGATGGAGGACGGCTTTGAAGTGATCGTGCCGTTCCAGCGCGGGCCGCTGCCCCAGTCGGAAGTCTACAAACAGGTAGCCGACATCCTGGGCGGAAACGATTTTGTCGTCGGCATCCCGTCGAACGCCGCTGCGATGAGCAACGAGGAGTTTGCCGAACTACTGAGCCAGCCGTACAAGCCGGATCGCATTCACATCCTTGGTGCCGTGAACTCGCCGCGCGTCGAAGAACGCATGAAGGTCATCCGCGAGCAGTACAAGGAAGAGGTGCCGGGCGTCACGACTGACGCGAACCTGATCCGCTCGAAGACCGATGAGCTGCGCGGGCTCAAGGGTGAAGATCGCGTGCGCGCGATCAAGGACATTCTGGAGCGCTCCGCCACCGACACGCAGAAGGCGATGCCGCCCATCGAGCCGAAGCCGGCTGAGACGCCGAAGAAGTTGCAGCCCAAAGAGGTGTATCCGCAGGCATCGGAAGACATGCCTGTCCGCGAGATCGTTCCGGGTGGGGAAGTCGAAGGCGAGCACGGCGAAATCGTGCAGATGCCGACGACCGAGAAAAAGTTTCAGGAAGTTATCAACGAAGTCCCGGCGCTGTTCGAGGCACCGCAAGAGCGCGTAATCGCGATCTACAGCCCGAAACACTACAAAGGCCCGTGGCTGTCGAAGTCAGACGCCGCCAAGCGCATCGAGAGCTGGCAGGAGCACGCGCGAGACCAGCTCGAAAAAGGCGACAACAGCGGTCGCGTAATCCTGTCGCTCTTCGACCTCACGGGGAATTGGGCACAACCGTATGCCGATGCTGGCTATGACGTGCGTGTGTTCGACATCCAGAACGGCGCGGACGTAAACGACTTTTCGGCGGAGTGGTTCGCCGAAAACCTGCCGGAAGTCTCGGACGTGTACGGCATCCTCATCGCCTGCCCCTGCACGGACTTCACTGTCTCCGGCAGCCAGCACTGGAAAAAGAAAGACCTCAACGGGAAAACCGAAGCGAGCAAGGAACTCGTGTTTCAAGCGCTGCGCACGGTTGAATTTTGGCGGCCGAAGTTTTGGGTACTGGAAAACCCAGTCGGGCGCATCGCGGAGCTGACGGGCTTGCCGCCCGCGCGTCTCACGTTCCAGCCGAATGCGTTCGGCGAGCCGTACACGAAGATCACGCAACTGTGGGGCAAGTTCAACGCCGACCTTCCAGTCGCGCCCGTTAAGCCGACTGAAGGCTCGAAGATGCACAGCAAGTTCGGCGGCAGCTCGCAGCGCACGAAGAACGCTCGCAGCGAAACGCCGGAAGGGTTCGCCGCCGCGTTTTTCATGGCTAACAACTACATGGACACGCCGGTCACAGATCGCCTAACGGGAGAATTCCCGGAGGCCGCTGGTGCCATCGAGAAGGCGCTGGAATCCGGCTTTACTGAGGACCAGATTCGCGAAGTCGTCACTGATCCATACGAAAACTACGAGACCGACGAAGCGCGCAAAGCAGTCCGCAACCTCGTGAAGACGGGCGAGCCAAAAGGCGAGCCCGGCGTTGCCGGCCAGGACGAAGACGTTGGAACCGCCGCCGCAGAGCGCCCACGCAAAATCAAGATCAGCAAGACGAAGAAGGGCCGCAAGGCCGCGAGCGTCGAAGGCATGGCGGAGCCGACAGCGGAGGAGCGTGAGCAATCGATTGCCGAAACTGAGCTGCGCGAAGCCATCGAAGACGAGACGCGCGCCGCGAGCGAACCGCAAGAAGAAGGCGTAGAAGAAGCCACCGACACCGAAGGCAGCAGCCGGTTCAAGCGGCAGGACGAGCAGATCATCACGCCGTCCACCGTGCGCGAAAACCTCATGAACGAGCTGGGCATCGACCCGGCTGAGTTTCGTCGATTGGGTGGCGAAGCTCAGTGGAAGCTCGCGGTTCAGGCGATCAAACAGAAGTATGGATACGACGGAATCTTCCGGCATCCCGGCGCGCTGTTACGTAACTCCGTCGATCATCTACTTGACGCGTTCGAGTCGTTGCAGAACATGGCGAACGCGATGGGCCAGGGCAACAAGATCGTTTCGCTGAACGGTCGCGTTTCGCTGTACATGCGCGAGAAGCCCGGCAAGACCAAGGGCTACTTCCGCCACCGTGGCGGGTTGTCAGGAGAGCCGAACAACACCATCGCAATCTACAATCAGGAAGACGTGTACTCGCACGAGCTGGGGCACGCGATTGACTACGATCTGATGGAGCGCGCTGGCGGCATGGACCCCGGCGGACTGTCGCGCATGATCCGCACGCGTGAGAACACCTCAGCGCTGCCGAACACGCTGCAAGAGGCGACCGCCGATCTGATGACGGCGCTGTACTACGACGGCGCGGCAATCGCGCAGCTCATCAAGAAGGCTGAACACCAGCTCGAGAAAGCCGGCACGCCGAAGCGGCGGGCGGAACTCACGAAACGGCTCAAGAATCTGCGCTCCGGCGCGTGGACGGGGCGCGGTAGCAAGACGCAGTTTTACCTTCGCGCGAAAGACGGGCCGATGGCCGAATACTTGACGAAACCCACGGAGCTGTTCGCTCGCGCGTTCGAGGCGTACATCTCGTGGAAGATCCAATATCAGAACGAATTGGGGCTCGTGAAGTTTTTAGGCGCCACCGACGCCGTATACCGCGACGAGGCTGACGCGTGGATCGCGCGCACGTATCCGCAGGCGCAAGACCGCCAGCAGATTTTCTCCGCCTTCGACAACTTGTTAGGCCAGCTCGCCCGCGAAAATATATACGACACGAAGGGCAACCCAGGCTGGGCACAGTCGAAGCTGAATATCGGGCTCATGGACCCCGTGGCACAGGCGAAGGCCGAAGGCACCGCGCTCACGCCCGACATCGTGCGCGCACACAATCTCACCACGGCTGCCGCAGAGACCTTCGTTGAAGACCAGATCAAGCTGAACGACACGCTTGGCAAGAACTGGGATCAGCTCATCGCCGACTTGGCAGCGGGCAAGGCTGGCGCGCCCGACAAGTTCCACGCGGCGATGAAGGCGATCACGAGCACGCCCGATGGAATCATGGCGTTTCTGGAGCGCCGCTATCCGAACCTCCCCTCGCTGCGCGCCATCCGCGATCAGCTCTCGGACGCGGCGATTCACGGCCGAAATAAACCCGTTGGCGTTTACCGCGAGATTCAGCGACAGGAAGCGTCGATCAGGAACCGTCTCGAAGACCGACTCAAGGCGGTCGGCGTCCACGCGAACATGCCGGCGAAGTGGTCGGAAAGAATGTGGGACATCCTGCACGGCTACGAGAAGCCGGCGAACGATGCGGAGAAGCGGCAGGCGGATCAGATTCGCTACGAGCTGGATTACCTGTGGAAGCTGCGCGATCAGACCGGCGAGAAAATCGGCTTCATCGACTACGAGTATCTGCCGCGTTCTTTCCTGCGCAACATCGCCGACGATCCGCGCTTCCACCGCGACCTCTTGAAGCTGCGCGCGGAAGAAAAGCAGGCGCTGATTGAAAAGCTCGAAGAGCAGCTTCAGAACGCGAAGAGCGACGAAGCGCAAAAAGCGCTCAGAAAACGGATCAAGGAAGCCGAAGCGCTGAACGTGCGCGCGATGACAGCCGAACAGGTCGGACGCATGAAGGGTATGAAGTGGGGCGAGCCTGTCTACCTTGGCGCGCTCAGTCCTGATTCCGGCAAAGAGCGCGTGTTCGGCCCGCTCGCCGACAAGATTCTCAAGGACTACTACATCAAGGACCCGTTCACCCTCCTCGCCGGCTACGGCGGCGCGGCGGCGCGCGGCATGGTGATGCGTCGCCGATTCGGCGAGACGCCCAACACCGTGTTCCAGGGCTGGCTCGATCAGGCCGCGCTCGGGCTGCCGTCCGCGTATGCGGACATCCTCCTCAACGCGATGCAAACCTCACTCGGCGTGCGTCGCGACGGTAACAGCACGCTTGCGCGCGGCGTGAGTGCGCTCGCCAACGTCGAAGTCGCCTCGATGCTCGGCCGCTCCGTGCTGCCGAACATCTCGGAGCCGCTGAACATCCTCAAGTCTAGCTTCAACTCGCTCAACACGTTCGGCTCGCTGGTCAAGGCGATGATGCCCGCGATCTTCTTGAGCAACACCACGCAGGAGCGATACGAAGCGGCTGATCGATTCGGGCGGCTGTCCGGGATTCTGGTCGATGCCGCCAGCTCCACGACCGCGATGGCTCAGGCGATGGGCGAAGACGTGCAGGGTAACGGAATCCTCGCGCGCTTCTCGATGCGGGCTTACTACTTCAACATGCTGTCAAGCCTGACGGCATGGCAGGAAAAGATTGTGAACCGTGTCGGCTTCGAGATGTTTTACGAAGCGGCGCGCATCGTGCGCAAGGGTGGCGAAGACGCTGGCATGTATCGGCAGTGGCTGCGCGAACACGGCATCCGCGACGCCGACGCCTTCGCCACGTTCCTGAAAGACAATCGCCAGCTCGACGGCATCAAGTTCGAGAACACCATCAAGCCGGGCAGTATGGAACTGGCGCTCTCAAACGCGCTCGATCACTTCGGCAAGACACAGATTCAGAAACCCACGCCATCGACCAAGCATATCCAGGCTCACAACGGTTTATGGGGAATCGCGTACCGCTTGACGAGCTGGATGACGACCAACTTCATCAACTGGGCCGCGTACATGAAGGACAAGATGATGTCCGGCATCTCCGGCCGTTACGGCGCGGACGTTGTGCCGCTCGGCAATCGTCTCAGCATCAAGGGCGAATACGACGGCAAGAAGTTGACGGCGGGCGAACGCTTCCACGGGCGCGTAGGCGGCGAGCAGTTGACGATGGGCCAGCGTGTCGGCTCGATGATGCTCCCGGTCGCAGCGTCAGCGCTGGCGATGTATGCGGCACAAGCCACCTTCCTCGTCGCGCGCATGTATCTCACGCATCACGACGAGTGGGAAGATCGCGGCGAAGACTTCTGGGAACGCTTCTCGAATCCGAAGACCCAGTTACAAATCCTTCAATACTGGGGCGGTCTCGGCTGGCTCATGAGCACGTCAATCGACGCCACGGAAGCCACGCGGTTTAACCGCGGAGCCACCGGCACCTTGCTAGGCCCCGTTTACGGCGGCATCGCGCAGGACGCGGAGCGCATGATTAAACTTGGCATCGATCAGTACGCCGTCTCGCAGGGTGACAAACTACCCTCCGTCGCGGTCAGGAACAACGCGGCCCAGGCTGTGTACCATCAAGCCTCAGTGCTCGCGACGGTCGCGCTGCTGAGCGTGCTGCCATTGCAGAACCGATACTCACGCGCCGCCGGATTCCTCTGGTCGTTCTTCGGCACGAGCCCGCAGGCGCAACACGAGTTCGCCGACCTTGTGGCCGGCGAGAAAGACGCGGCGCTGAAACAGGCGGCGGATTCGAGCGACGTGAAAGCGCGCACCCCGGCCCGCAAAGAAATCGAGACGCGGCAACGCGAGAAAGAAAGATTCGACCGCGACAAAGAACGTAGAGATCGACAGGAGAAAAGGCAATGAGAGACATCGAACTATCACCCATCCCGTCCGCGATCCCCGATCCGGCTGTCGATGACGCCGCGTATGCCGAACCCCCACCGGGCGGCATCGCGTCAGACACCGCCGCAGTCGATCCGGCAGCTTCGGACACGAAGGCGTATTCCAAGGTCAGCCTGGGCGGCGAGTTCGGCCCGGCTCGCGCGCCGCTTCTGAGCCAGCCGGCGGACGGTGGCGTAGCCAACTTGCTCGCCGCCACAACCATCATCGTCACGCCGCCCGTCGTGCCGACCCCGCCGCACACATGGCCGGGGCGCGCGGCTAACAACACGAGCTTTCTGAATCTGTACCCGTGGCACAAGACGCCGCCGCAGGGGCTCGACCAGAACAACCCGAACCCGCCCCCGGCCGCAGACCCGCCGCCGCCACCGCTGCCGACAGGCGTCACGGTTGGCGGCAATACGCTCGTTGGCAACAACGGGAACGCCACCTTCAGCGGACCAGCCTCGCGCGATGCCATTGTCACGCTCATGTACGCGATTGATGGCGGGCCGAGTCAGCAGCTTTTCGTTGGCATCCAGGCCGGCGACACCGGATCGCAGATTGCCGCCAAGGTGCGCAACGCCGTTGACGCGGTAGTTGGGCTCGACGCTGATGGTACGGGCGGATCAGTCCACGTCATCGGCATCGGCGGCAACCTCACTGCCTTCAACCTTTCCGTTTCGTAGGAGTCAATATGATCGACCAAACTACCCCACCCTTCCGCACGGGCGACACGGCATGGACGCGCGCCTCGCCCGGTGGCTACGCCTCCGCCGCTGCGGTCCCCGTCGATCCCGCTTACGGCGGCACCGACAACGCCTACCTTGTCCCATCACTCGGCGGCGAGTTCCAGCCTGGGTCCGGCATGGCCGCGCCCACCAGCTCCCCGATCACCAAAGGCGCGGACGCCGATGGTGGCGCGGCTGACATCGCTGGCGCTCCGCGCATCGACGTTCCGCCTGTGGTCGCGCCGCCCGTGATCCCGGCGCTGTCGGTCACGGTGGACGGCTTCAATCTGATCTTCTTGGGCAAGGCTGCCGCTGCGAAGGTCGTGGATGTGCAGTACGAAGTGAACGACGACGGTATCGCGCGTCATGTCGCCGGCATCGCGATCCCGATTGGCACGAGCGCGGGCGCTGCCGCCGCCATCGTTGCCGGTCGCATCAACGGCGCGGCTCACCTGACCGCAGCCACCACGAGCAACGAAGTACGGGTTGCGGCCAAGACGCCCAACGTCATCGGCGCTGACCCGCTCCTTTGCACCATCACGTAAGGAGGTCTCATGTTCTGGTTCTTATGCCTACTCGCGCTCATCGCGTTGATCCTCGCGATCCTCTCGTGGCGCGGAAAGCCCGTGCTGTGGATCGCGGTTGCGATCCTCGCGTTCATCCACCTACTGCCGTGTCTGTTCCGCGCAATCGGGCAGGGTATGGGCGTCGATCACTGATCGTTCCCTCTTTTCCCATGCCTTAACCGCTGCTCGTGCCCCCTCGCGCAGAGTCATGCCCTCCGGGTCATGCTCAAGCGAGCCGGGCACGAAGCAGCTACAACGCCCCTCGATGTGGGCGACGCAGCCCATCACCATGCGGAAGAAGCACTCGGCATGGAACGCGTGCTCGCCAACGTCGTTCGCTCCCTCGCCGGGCATGATCGGCTCTTCGCACCGCGCGCAGTTCATTGCAGCGTTCCTTCTTGTGAGTGCGCCCACGGCATCGCGCGTAATCGCTCGCCGAATTCCTCAACCGTGGAGTCGCCGCGCAGCAGCTCGTAGATCACGCCGTTGCCCGGAAGCCGCTTCATCTTCATCGCGATGCCGACCACGCCGGATAACATCTCGCGCGCCGTCTCGATGGCTTTCTGCTCGTCCTTCTTCGGCGTGACCATGCGATACCAACTCTTCTTGTCGTTCTCGTCCCACGGGTCTTCCTTGGAGGCGTAGTAACGATGGCGATACACCAGCTCTATCCCTTCGGGGGACTTGCTGATTGCCAGCATGAAGTCGTCCATCTCGCCGGTCACGGCGTACCAGATGCCGACGATGTTCTCATCGATGACGATTGACACCAGTGCGATGTTCCATGTGTAACTGTTTCAGCCGTGGATCACCCTGATCCCGCAGGCGCTTGTAGATGGACTTCGTGAGCGCGGGCCGGCAACCGCACGAGTGAATCCAAGTGGCCGGGGTGCGCTTGGTCAGGTCTTTGCCAGCCTTCACGCACGCTTTGCCGCAGTCGCAGAGGCAAGACCAGTGCTGCCCAGGCTGCTCGCTCGAAGCCGGGCCAACCACCATCAGATTACCGTAACGCTGCCCGATGAGATTGGCCCGGACTCCTCGCATAAGACCCCCGCCCTATTCGCTCGCTTCGCCGCGCTTGAGTATGTGAAGGATCGCCATCGCGCGATCAAGCGGCAACGTCGCCTTCATCTCAAGTACAACGTGATGCTCGTGCTGCTCAGATGAATTGATCGTGTACTCCGGCGGCGTCACGCCATCGGCAAGTTTCCACGCCCCTGCGGCGGGCTTGTTGCCGTTGACTTGCGCGTGCTTCGTGTACTTGCGCTTCCCGGTCTTTTCGAGTCGTTTCCTCTCCCTGTACGCGTTGTTGTATTCGCGTTGCTTTTCCCGATCCTTGCCGCTGAGCGTTCTCCCGCCCTTCTTCTTCGCCTTCGGCTTGTTGCCGCTCGGGAATCGCTTGCTGTCCGAACGCGGGCGGATCATTGCTGGAGTCGGATCGTACTTGCCTTCCGGTTCCATCAATCGCGCCAGCGACACGCCCAACACTTCGGCGATGTAGCTGGCAGTCTTTTCGTTCGGGATCGGGTGTTCGGCGACAACCCAACGGCGGACGGGACTAGGGTTACGAGGCTGCTCGTTCGCCCCCATCGTCCCGTACAGCTCGCGTGCAAGATCGGTGTGTTTCCATCCCTTCGCCGGCAACAGCTCCTGCAAAGAAGCCGCCAACTTCTGAGCTACTTTGTCGTCGTGGTCTTGAGGTGGCCAAACGAATTCCTTTGGGGAAGGTTTGGGATTGGGCGGCCTCGGCTTCTTCGCGTTAATCAACCCATCGACCACTTTCATTGCTCAGCTCCTTTGGTGATTTTAATGCCGCACCGTTTGCGTTGCGGTCTTTGCGGTTTGCGCTTGTCGCTTCGTAGTCGCGACTGATTTTTGCGCTTCGTTGACGATCTGCGCGACGCGCGGATCGTAGTATTCAAGCCGATGGGAAAACAGGGAAAGTCTTTCGCGCCGGACGCGCATCGCGGGGAGAGATTGCTTCTTCCAGTAGTAGGAACTGGTACGACATCCCGCGCATATCATCGGCCCTCCCTTCGATCCGCATCCTTCGGACAACTCCTCTCCGCAACCATCTACCTCGCAGATCATTTTCATCAGACAACTCCTGTACCTGTGATGATCGACCCTGACGCGAGGCAACATACGGCAAGACGCCCGTGTTATCAATCTATGACAACTATCTTATCTAACCCGCGTTAAGTCGGACAATGACCAATCAGAACGGAATATCCGAATCGGAATCCGCACCGTTTTGGTTCTTTGGTTGGTAGTTGGACTGTGGCGGGTAGCTTGGCCGCCCGCCCCCGGCCGGCTTCGGTTTGCAGAACTTGAGGGCTTGTTCGTCCGTCAATTCCTGCAACGACAACGTAATAAAGAAGTCGCTGTCCCCGCCTTGGGACCAGCCCGAAATCCAGTACCAACCTACCCCCTTTATGTAGAACTTCCCGCGCCAGTGAGGGGACCGCGCCGACGTAGGTTTCTGATTGCGGTACAGCAAGCCACCGTCCCGCTCCTCGCCCTTGTACATGTTTGGATTCAGTTTAGACGCGCTCACTTAAGGGCTCCTGAGCGGGTGGCGTTGATGACTCGCAGCGCTCGCAAATATCGAATAAGCGCTTGGCGCTTGGCCGGCGTCACCGCGACCGCATGCGTCAACCCGGCATCGTAGGCCGCCGCCACGTCAAGCCATGTCGGCGCTCTGCCGGCGCGGCGCGTGTGGATAGCCGTCATGTAGTTCATGGCGTATTCGGATCGTTCGATGTGCTCCATCTTCATAGGATTACAAGCCGCTGATCTTCGGAGGCGGAGATAGTGATGGTGCGCAAGTTGGCTTCGTCCATCCCGCGTCGCCGCCAGTTCCACGCCTTGATCGTCATGCGCGCCTTGATGTTGAGCGGCAGTTTGGACGAGACGCGCTGCGCATCGGCCTGGAACGCGGCGCGCAAGACGTACTCGACATCGTTGCGCTCAAGGTTCTCGCCCGTGTAGACAGCCTCGAAGAACGCTTCGGCCTTCGGCTCATCCTTGCGCGCGAAGTATTCAAACAACGCCGTCCCTAAGCTGATCGACAGCGGCCGATTGTCCTTCGGGTAGTGCAGCAACGTCGTCGCCCGCTCGAACAGCGACAGATGGTCGCGGGCGTAGTGGATGACTTCGGTGTTGCTGATCTTCTTGATGCCACGCGTGAGCGCGCCGCGCTCAAGCTGGCGCATCCAGTACACGGAGCCCGATACCGCCTTCACGACGTAGTGCGGGTACTCCTGAAAGTGGAGGCACAACGCATCCGACGAGGTGCGTACCGCGCCCGTGTCGATGGTGCTGAAAGCCGCTTCGGGGATGCCGTAGACCACCATCGTCTTGATGGGTACGCCGGCCTCGATGATGGCCAGTAGACGGTGCTGACCATCGAGTACGTTTTCGTTCTCGGCGATGATGATGGGCTGGCCGTTCACCTGCCAATTCCCGCTCTTGATTTCGCTCGCGAGGAATTCGACGTGACGCTTGCGCACGGGGCGATTGCGGCAGTTGGCGCGTAGCCACTGCGTCGCGTCCGCTGGCGTGATCGTGGTCACTTCCGAGAACACGTTGTCGATGCCGTGCAGCTTCGCGGCGTGCTTCAACTCAACGATCTTTGCCTCACCTTTCTGTGGCGTCATGACCAGCTCCTATTTGTTTCTCTACGGGTTTGGATTACCTTCCGCGCCATGTCCTTTTGCACCGCACCTCCCCGTGACTCAGCTAACTGTCTATCCATTGCCGTCGCCCCTGGTTTGCTGCCCGCAACTGCTCGCCGCCGTTGAGCGGCGACTAGCGCGACGCGGTATCGCTCTGCACAAGATTGGTGACACCACTTGTGTCCTATGGGCGGACCCCACCAGTACGGGAAGACATCCGCCCCCGCGATTCCCGGCCGCTGGCATACCTCGCACTCCGCCTGCCTGAGCGGCGCGTCTTGCGTCTGCCTACGCCTGCGGCCCATCGAAGAGGTCTCCCGGCACTACTTCCCCGGTGTCCGGGTCCACTGAGAACGTGCCGTCGTCGCCTCCTGACGCCTGTACGGGCTCTGTCGGGCGGGCGGCTGGCTCCGTGCCCCCGATCCCATCGAGCGCCGTCCTGCGGCGTCGTGCTTTCGGTTCCGGGGCCGGCGCGGGCGCGGCGCGGGGTTCGTCCTCGTCCTCGATGACGTGCCCTTCGATCACCCGGCCGCCCTTGGACATCTCCTCGTGGAGTTCCGACAGGCGGAAGGCGTTGTTCGCGGTCGTGGACAGGGGCAGCAACTTCGCGAGGCGACGCAACGCCGTCTTCTTGGCCATCTCTTCGTAGTTGTCGCTCCACGCTGGGCCGTTGGCGTTCTGCGAGCGGCCACGGATCGCATCGACCTGGGCCTTGGTCATCACGACGCGGGCGGCGATCCCGCCGTCGCGGTACTTGGCGAGTGCGTAGACCATCACCATCGGTCCCCGGTCCTGCCAGTTCACCATCGACTCGAAGTGAGAGTTATCGCCGAGTACGTATAAGGTCTTATCGTTTAAGCAGACGATTTCTGCTTCTACGAAGCCGATGTCACCCTGTCGGGCCAACTTGATGAGGCCGCGATAGCCAGGGACCAGCGTGACCTTGCCCTTGAACGGCACGAAGTACGCCTCGCCTAACTGCGCATCGGGCAGCAACCCCAACTGCGCGGCCGTGACGACGGAGGCGAACAGCGAGCCGCGATCCATGTTGAGCAGGTTCGGGTTCTGCTGGAGCGCGGTCATGGCCACGCGCAAAAACTTCTCGACCGTCACATGCGGCGGCAGTGCGCTCTTCAACTGATCCTGCATCGACGGCAGGTACAGTTGCGTGCGGATCAGATCAATCGGCTTTTCGGCGGGCCTTTGGGCGACGACGGTGTTCATGTTCCAACTCCATTGGTTTTGGCGTCAGCTCCGCCAGCTCGGCGCGCGGCGGCAGACGTAGATAGACATCGATGAGACGCAGGACGGTGTTCAGGGAATCGGACCAGCACGCCGCGTACCCTTGGGCGCGGGCCAGCTCGAGAAAATTGCACTGGCTGTCAGTGGGCCGGCGCGGCGGGACTTTCAGCTCGATCACGAGCCCGTGGTACGCGCCCCGTGGCACCAACATCACGAGATCGGCGACGCCAGCGCGAGCGCCTAACGCGTGGAACATCCCGGCCGTATGGTTTTCGCGGCGAAGCAGTTCGAGCGGTACGTGGAAGCACAGCGAGCCGATCTGCGGATAGGCGTTGTCGATGTACTGAACGACGGCTTTTTGAATCTGCTGCTCGCGGTAGATCAGCGGCGGCTCAGGGCCAAGTCCCAGGTTCAGATACAGCGCGTGCTGTCGCGCCAGAAGATCCACCGCACCGCTTCCATCGACCCACTTGAGCGCGGCCTTGGGAAGAATGCGAAGCCCAGGTGAGCGGCGACGGCGCATCATGAGTAGAACCGGCCGTCACGCTGCGCGAGCAGGTTCACGAGCTGGCCCATCGGCCGCAGCTCCGACACCGGGCGGAAGTAGTTTGGATGGCCCGGCGTGAGTTCGCTGATCGGCATCGCGGCCATGATCCCGGCCGTCTCCCAGCCCAAGAACGTCAGCACCTTTCGGTTGTACAGCGCGAGCACGAGCAGATCAGCGCAGCGCTCGATGTCGCGCTCTTTGATTAAAAGGTTTTGCGGGCTCTCGCTGGTCTTGATATCGATGGTGCGCGGTACGCCCCTGAACCAGACGGTGAAGTCGATCCCGCCGTCGCCCGCGTATTGCTCGGTCGCAGCCTCGTAGGTGTAGGGCAACCCAAACGCCCGTGCGAAGTGCATCTCACCCCACACGCCGACGAACGCCCGATGCTGTGCGACCTTTTGGTCGTCTGTCAGACCGGACGCGTCGAACAACGTGTTTGATGCCGCCCCTTCGTGCGACTTGTTGCGCGCCCAGGCGATGCGATTCGCCAGCTCTTCCTCAGCGCCGTTCACAGGTATTGCTCGAAGCCCGCGTAGCCGACCCAATCGACTTGACCGGGGGCGCGCTGGTGCTCGATGCGGTCGCGCACCACCTGTTCCGCGATCCACGCTTCGCCGTGCGCCGTGCCGTGGAGCGCGCCACCGCAACGACACTTGCAACGCTCGTTCTTGGCGTGCTCGCAGCTCCACGCGAGCGAGCGCATCGCTTCGATGGTGATGGGGCGCTTCATCGCGAAGTCGTGATGCGAAGTTGGATGCGCTCGGGCTGCGCGTTGCGCTCGACCGTGTGCGCGGGTTTCGCCGGGACCACCTTGCACGACACGCGCCCGCCGTTGGCGACGATGGCGGCGTACTGGTTGGCGCGGCAGTAGGCGAGCACGCGCCCGTCAATCATCGACTCGTCGGCCTCGATGCGTTTACGCGCGTCGCGCAGCTCGCGAAGTTGCTGGAGCCAGGTTTCAACGTCGGGATCGCCGCGTAGGTCTACGTTGCCGTCCCCGGTGTGCCATACGCGCTTGGCCGCATCCAGGTCCTGCGGCATCTCGGCCGGCGGCTCCTCGTTGCGCTCGATGGAATCCCAGAAGGCGCGAACACGCCCGCGTATCTCGGCGATGGCTTGATCGTGGCGCGCGATCTCGCAGCGAACGATTCGATCCCCGCTGATGAGCGCGATCAACAAACCGGCCGCCGACTTGCAGCAAGCGAGCTGTACCTGCACCTGCAAACTGAATCGCAGCGGCGGCTCTACGAAGCCGTCGTCGTGAATGATCCAGTTATCTTTGAACGATCCCCACGAGGCGTTCTTAACTTCGGCCGGGAACTCCCCGCCCTCCCTAACCAGAAAGTAATCCGGGGTTGCACCCAGGCCGGCGCATTCATCGTCGGTGAAGTACGCGTTAGCGCGGGTTAGGGTGTAGCCGTACAGCTCGCCGGCCGCCCGCGCTATGCCCTCCTCCAGACACTTGCCTAAGACAACGCGCTCGTTGTCGTTGTAGTCCGCATGCGCCAGATCGCCGCGCTTCTCGTGCCAGAGCTGGAAGTGGGACTGATAGCCGCACCCAAAGAGCGCTGCAACTTCGCTCGCCCCGATGCAGCTAGCGCGCAAAGAATGCCAATGATCCTCATTTTCAATCGCGTGCCGCACGACTAAGCCGCTCGCGAATTAGCGGGACGCTTGGCGTCGATGTACTTCCAAATATCTAGCTTCTTACCTGTCTCGATTCGGACAATGGCTAGGAGCTGAATCAGCCGCTCGACGCTCAGGCTCTCGCGTGCAAACCACGCATACGCGGCCGCCTTGCTGACATCCTCCCCATAAAGGCCCTTAAAGAGCCGGGGGATATCGGTCTTGAGAAAGCCAAGGTCTTTCTCAAGACGCTCATAGTTGAAGGTCGTTTTGTAAGACATCGCTGCTTCCCCTACAGGTACGTGGCCTATGGGGATACGCTCCTACGAGCTGCCAGCGTTGTCGAAAAATGATGGTGTAATTAGCTGAATCAGTGGAAGATTAAGTTCGTCGCCGTCGATGGCAACTGTAGGCCGATCCGGCCTATATTCATTCTTGCCTACGGTGGACAGAGTTTTCTGACGCACATGTCAGAATGATTGCCAGGGATGGTCAGTGATTGCCAACGGGGGCGTTGTTAGTCAACTAACTGTGCAGTTGACGATTTGTTTTTAGATGGTTTGAAAAGCAAAAACATCGGAAGAAAGGAGCTGTGTACTTTGAATAAGCGAAGCGATGACTTGATGAATATGCCGACCGATAGACGAGTGTTTAGGGACCGACTTGTCGCAAGAATGAAAGAGCAGAAGATGACTGGCGCGGAGCTAGCTAGGAAAGCGAAGCTGTCGAAGGACGCGATCAGCACCTACACGACGATGCGCAGTTTGCCAACGCCGAAGACGCTCGGCCGTCTCGCGAACGCACTGAGCTGTAAGCCAGATGATCTATTGCCAGTGACGCCGGTCACTGAAACGCTGCTAGAGATGCGCGAGCACAGTAAGCCCGGTTACAAGGTGCTCGTGGTCAAGATGCCGCTTCCGATTCTGGACGCGATGCACCACTACAAGCTGCTCGCAAAACTTGAAGAGGAGGCGAACGCCAAGAACGGCGAAGACAAATAACGCGAAGCGGAACAGGGAAAGAGAACGGGGGCCATCGGCCCCCGTTTTAGTTTCAGCGTATGACGCCGCGATGGACGCGGACGGGTTTCGTGGGTGGCGGTTGCGCCGCCGCTTCTTCTTTGTCCAACAGGTATCGCGCCCGCAGCCGGTCCCAATGCTTGTCCTCATCGGTCTTCGGCGGCTCGACGGGTTTGGGCCACAGCTTCGGGGTGTGGATGCGCTCCCAGGCGTGGACCTCCTCCTTCGCGTACACCTCGTTGCGACCGCTTCGCCAGTGATCGGGGAACCCGCGCTCTGTCCCCCACCGACGCAACGTGCGGCGGGAGATGTTATGGCGCTCGCACACTTCGGCAGTCGTGTACACGGGACAGTTGGGACGGCTATCAAGAGCGGGCTTCGCTCTCTTGGGCATCGGCTTTTCTTTCCTTGGCATGGTCAGCCCCTCGCGGTATGTGTGGACAAGCAATGGCAACGGTGAAGTGGACACCCACCGCGCCATACAGTCAACGTACCGCGATCTGTCGGGGGAACCCCGGCCATGCCCCAACGAAAAAGGCCGCCCGGAGGCGGCCTCAATTCGTTCAATCGCGTATTGACAGCTACGCGACCACCCGCAGGGGCGTTGTCAGCTTCTCGACATCGATGAGCTTCACGTCTACCGCGTACCGATCCCGCATGTTGGACGACTTGTCCCCGGTGCGAAGCGCCGGTTGGATGCGGCCCAGGTCCCCGCGCGTGTCGCCGGTTTCCATGTCGCGGAACAGCTTGTGCAGGCGGATATGCCACGGCCCCAACTGCACGAGCGGATCGTGCATGTCCCCGCTCACCGCGCGCATGGCGTCCGAGTGATCGTAGTGAACGGCAGTGACATCGGCCGCGCCATCGCTCGACGGCGTATGCGTGAGCGACATCGACACGAGATGCTTGGGACACTGGAGATAGCTCAGGTACGTTGAGTGCGTCTTGCGCAACGTGTAGCGGTTCCAGCGCGCTTTCTTTGGCGTACCCATCTGCTTCTCAATCGCCCGCTGCACCTTGCTCCGGCGGGCGCGCCACATGTTGCACGTCTTCTTCGAGAACACGCGGTTATCGTTCTCGTCCTTGCGACGCTCCCACGCCTCGCGCAAGCGCTCCAAGATGCGCAACGAATCGCCCGTCAGCAGCACGCGACGCGGGGTGTCTTCATCGGCGCTCTTGCCGCGCCCCTTCATGCGCCCGACGCGTCGCGGGACAATCCATGTCAGGAACCGCTGCTCATGGCCATCGAAGTCTTTGAACGTCTCGAACTGTCCCCACGCGCATTCGTCCCATTCCATGCCCAGGGCGGTCTCGGCGCGCACGCCCGTTGCGCGCACGAAGAGGGGCAGCAGTCCGCCCAGGTGTGGCAGCTCGTGGAACAGCGGCGTTGCCTTCTGGATTTCCCCCGGATACAGGAACCGCGTGTTCGGCGGATAGCGCGCGGGCTTCAAGTCTTCGATCCCTTCCCCGTCGGTCAGGTACTTGACCTTCTTGAACCACGTCAGCATCGGCATGATCGTGGTGATGATTGAACGCACGCGCTTCAATTCCTGTTCGAGTGACGTGCCGTCGCGGCGGCTTTCGGCGTACTGGTTACGCGCTTCGAGCAACGTGTCGTAGTTGAGTACGTTGCAGGGGCGCGCGAGGTACTTCTCACACATGGACATGAAGCGGCCGATATGGCCGTCGCGCGTTTCCTTCTCGTAGCTGCCATCCTTTTGCAGCCCCGTATGTCCCCAGCTCGTCGGCAGTGGCGCGCCCTTCTTGGCGGTACGTGGGTCACGCTTGTCACGGCGCGCGACGATGTACTCCTCAATCGCATCGAGCAACGTGGGGATCGCACGCGCCTCGACCTTGACGCCTTGCTGCTCGTACTTGGCGCGACGAATGATGTACTCGACGCGCGCCCGCTTGGCGCTGAACGCATCCTTCCCGATGATTTTCGGATCGTCCCACTTGCCGAATACTTCGCTGAAGCGTTCGGACTTTCCGCCCGCCACGGCTGGCAGGCGCATGCGCAGAACGAAGGAGGCGCGCTTGGCGTCCTTGTGGAAGAACACCATGTAGCCATCGAGCGATGCGTCAGTGACGGCTTCGCGCAAGACGGCGTGAGGGTTGGTGGCGAGGATCGCGCGGCGACGGGCGAGTTCACCGCGTAGCCATTCGTCGGTGATTTCGACCTCGGGCGGTTCCCCGGTCTCGATTGCAAGTTTCGGTTTCATGACAGCTCCAAATCAAAGTGGGTCGGTAGCTCAGTTGGAATCCAAAACCCCCGCCGACAAAAGAGGGTTGTGGACGCTTCGCGGGCGGATCACGGGGAATCAGCGAGTTAGGCCAACTACCCAAAATTCCGACTTTGCGAAGTTAGTCTTTTAAACTACCCGTTACCTACCAAAAAAACAACGCGCCAGGGCAATCCATTGCAATCTATGGCAACCGGGGTTTCTAAATATACGATGATTTTCAGGGGGTTACGGGTTAACTCGTTGAGGAGTATACCCCCGGAAATGAGTTAAAAGGGTTGTGACCTTTTGGCGCATTAGCCGTGTTTTATAGGCTTTCGAGCGTTTTGTAAATTACGGACTACCCGCCGCCATCCCGGCCGGTTGGCGCTCGTGTATCATGCGCGCCGGTTCACAGATTGTAGAACGGGACAGTAGCTCAGCCGGTAGCAGCAGCGCCCTTTTAAGGCGTAGGTCGTGGGTTCGAGCCCCACCTGTCCCACCAATATGCCCGACATCAACATAGTCGTTTGCGCGCCGCTCGCTGAAATCGCTGGGCTCAAGTTCGACCCAGCGACCGCGCCCTATTCCGAATACACCCAGGTTGAATGCCCGCACTGTCGGCAGGGCATGTGGATTGGTGCGCGCGGTCGCGTTGAAGTTGAATCAGGACGCTCGCAGATGATTTGTATGGTGTGCGCGGTCCTGACTGGTCTCGTTGGCGCGGACACTCCCATGAAACCGCTCACGGATCGCGACGCATGAACGCTGAGTGGTACTTCGACCCTCAATACAATCTTTGGGAGTACCGCTTGGGCGCGTCCTTCGTGACGCTGCAAGCGCGCCCACCGTACTGTGATCGGGGGCACTGGATGGGTCAGGTGTTCGGCGTCGAAGACATCGACAGCGGGGATTCTTTCCCGCGTTATTTCATGGATGAGAAACGGGCCAAAGCCGAGTTGGCGGCGTGGCTGCACTGGCGACTCAAGAAGTAATCGAAGTCTTCTCAATTCGCGAATCGCGAAGACTCCAAAAAAGTAAACCCCGGTCACGCTTACGCGCGCCGGGGTTTAACTCGCCGTTGTTTGTGCCGGTTACGGCTCCGCCCTCGCGCGGTATTCCAACCATCCGAAGAACATAGCCAGCACGACGCCCGCCAGCGCCCCCGGCCATCCGACGTAGTGCAACGCGACGTAACAGCCGCCGAACAGCGACAGCAAGGCGAGCACGCCCCAAAGGTTTGCGCCGCGCCCCTTCACGTCAGAATCCTCGTGACGTGATCGTGCATGTACTGCGGGACAAACTCCCAATCGAAATCTTTGTCGTACCCGTTCTTGAGCGCGTCCTGATACGCGGTTTCGAGCGCATGCGTGTGCTGCACTACCCGCTCACGTAGCGCGGCGACGCCGTATGCCTGCTGGAATTCCTTCCACGGATTCCCGTGCGTCAGGTTCCGCCGGAGCTGGTTTAGAACAAACTCCCACGCGCATGCAGCGGCTTCAAGGTGCTCGAACGTGTACGGCCGGGGTTCGGCCGCAACGCGCGCAAGTAGCTGCTCCTTTTCGCTCACCGATTCGGCCCAGGCTGTCGCGTGCTCCGCGTTGTCGAACTGTTCGGGCTGGTAATACTTGATGGTGCCCACGGCTTCATGCAGTGCGGTTTCCATCAGGTTGTACAGCGTTGCTGATTTGTCGCCGGTCATTCGTCGTCTCCCTCGTTTGATGCGCGGATTTTGTACCCGGCTTCGGTGATGATTTCCGCAATCGCGCTCGTGGTGTCGGAATCCCATTCCACGCCATCGAGTTGCGTGAATATCTGCCCGCAGACCGCTTTGTAATCGGTCGGAACGGTGCCACGGGGGTTACGCTCCTTGCGCTCCGCGTCGTAGTGCATGCGCGCGTTTTCCATCAGCGCGTCGAAGTCCAGCCGCTTCGCGCGGGCGTAGTGCATCAGGTTCGCCAGCAAGTCGGCGACGTTGTTTTCGTCCACGGTTTGCAACGCGATAAGCGCCGCCTGTACCCGTTGTGCGTTTGTCATAGACAGCTCCAAGTTATTAACCGGACCCCTCGCGGGGTTTCGCTGGAGTTTCACCAGCTCATCAGCGGTTTAAGAATTCAGCCACTCATCGAAGGTTTTGATTGGCCATCCCATCTTGCGCGCCATCTCCACGTATACCGCGTAACGCTCGGCGAGCGTGCCACCGTAAGCGCTCACAGGTAGCACTCGTTTTCCGCTTGCGCACGGCGCTCGTACTCGCGCCACGCGCCCGCATCGCCGCTCACGTCGCGCCCGCCATCCGCGCTCATCTGTACGCGCTCGGCCGCGCTCCGCGCTTCCCAGTAATAACCGGGCATGATCCCTTCGCCGGTGTCGGCCGGGGGGAAGTAAAACAAAAAGGTTTCTTCTGCGATGTCCACGACAGCTCCCAGGGTTGTAAACGCAGACGGCTCACGCCGTTTCGCCCTTCCGGGCTCGTCAGTGCGTTGCTTGACCGGCGGCGGCTTGCTGCTCAGGCGTTCCCGGTACGACTCCCCCGGCGGACTGGTACTCATCGAGCATCGCGCGTAGTCGCGCAATCTCGCCCCGCTGTCCGTTTATGTTCCCCGTCCACTGCGGGTACTTCGTCGCGTACTCGTCCGCGTCTTTTTGCTTCTGTTCGATGTACGCGATTAGCTGTGACGCGGACCATACGGCTTTGCGGTTTAGCGTTGCGTCACCGATCAGCCGCAACGCCGTGAACCCTTCGATCTGCTCGTTGTTCGCGTTTACGAAGTCATGCCACGGCCCCAAGTAGATCGTGCGGAATTCCGGCACCTTGTCGGAATCCCATCCGCTCACGCGCTTCGATACCGTCAAATTACCGTCGTCACAATTGAAGTTGTAGCGGTATTCCGTGTCCCCGTGCGACGCATGCGATTGTGTGAACTCGGCACGCTCATTCGCACGGTGGAACATGTCGGCAAAGTTGCCGTGATCGTTTGCGCAGTGGTGCGCGTTCCAGAAGTACACGGCCGCGCCAGACTCATAGCCGTCGTGGTGAATGTACAGAATGACGGACGCCATATAGCGCCCGGTGAATTGGTAAGTTGCTCGCGTTGACATTGGTTAGCTCCAGGGTTGTTGGCCGATACCACGGCCGGGAATGAAAACAACGGAGGGGCGCGCATCGCGCGCCCCTCGATTGTTTTCACTCGCCTAAGTGGCGCGTTACCTCCTCGTGTATCTCGGCTGCGCAGCGCTTCCAGTGCGCGCCCGGAATGATTCCGGTTTCAAGTTTTTTCGGATCAGCCTCCGCGCACTGTTCCGCGTAGCGGCGTACCGCTTCGATTACGAAAAGTTGCGCAATGGGTCCGGCTTTGAGTCGTTCCATGAGACGCGCAACAAATTGCGTATTGGTCTCGCGACCTTCGACCTTGGGTTTACGTGGCATTGCAGGTAGCTCCTTACGTTGTGAGAGGGTTTCCGATTGCCCCCAGGCTTGCGCCGGGGGGCAACAAGAAAACCGCTCACGCGGCTTGCGCTACCTCCACGCCATCGGGCTTGACCCAAACGGGGGGCGATGCGGTCTCGGCGATATGGTCGGCGCGCATCGGCATCAGGATTCCGAACGCATCAGCGCCCAGGTTCACGAGTGCCGCGCTTTCGCCGTTGTGTTGAATGGCCGGGTACTTGACGCCTAACAGCTCGGCGACGCGCCCAAAGTCACCGACATAGCCCAGGTTGAAGTGTGCGAGCTTGCCCGACGTTGTGACTGGCGTGACGCGTTGCCACGGGGGGAAGCGGCCATCGCAAAGCGTGCCCGTGATTTCGCTCTTACCCTTGATCGTGAAGCGGCCGGGATTGCCGGGGAGAATGTCGATTGTGATGGGCGCGTGTTTGCTCGCTGGCTTCGCGCCCTTCACGTCGAACAGTGGCAACGTGTACAGACCGGGGGCAATGTCACCCTCCGCCGTTGTGTTGTTCACGATCAACATACGGTGTCCGTCCGTCGAAACGAGATGCACGCGACCGGGAGTCGTGGTGTCGATGCAGACGCCACAGATATGCGGGCGCAATGCGTCAACGCTGGCGAGCAGTGCGAGCGCTTTCAAGGCGTCCGCGTTTACATGAATGGAAAACATAGTGACAGCTCCGAATTGAAACGAGACGCGGGAATGCGCCCCCCATCGCGCCCGCGTTAGCAGGCGCGACAGGTGGCGTACTCAGTTCGCGCCCGCAATCGGCGCGAACACGTTCAAACCGAACTTGATCCCGTCCTTACCCGTGTTCGCGTTGCCTTTGGTGCTCGCGACCATGAGCGTTTTGCCCGTGGACGAAGGTCCGAGACGCTGCGAAAGGTCCACGGTGATTGTGAGAGTGTTGCCTTTGATTTCGGTCTTTACGTTTTGCATGTGACAGCTCCAAACAGGTTACAGGGTCGCGGTAGTGCGCCCCCCGATGCGCGCCCGTAGGCGACGCGCATCAGGTGGCGCACTACTGAAACCGGCGACAAGCCGCAGTCATAAACCCATCCCGGAAAGACTCTGACGCCGTGTCGCGGTCGGGGATCATGGCCCCGCGCTCAAAGGCTGCCGCGCCAGCTACGTACTCCTCGCATCGAGTCATCGCCGCCGTGTACGCGTTCGGTTCCAGCTCCAGGGTCGCGACGTTCAGAAGAAAAGACAGTTGGTGCGCAATCAATTTGCACGCTGCGCAGTCGCGCTCTGACGCGTTCTCGGCGCGTACTTCACGGATTGCATCGGTGAGCGCGTTCGACAGTGCGAGCGCGTTGCACGCGCCACCTTGGGCCGCAATGGCGTTACGGAATCGTTTGGACATGGGACAGCTCCTACCTTGGTTGTGAATCGGTTCACGGAAGCCCCCTCGCGAGAGGGGGCGACCGTCAAACGACTCAGATGGCCCAAACGGGAGCAAACGCCAGCGCAAACCCAGCGACAGCGACCGCGACAATGACAAGCGCTTCGATCACTTCACCGAACGTCACGCGGAAGGGATCAGCCTTGACGGGGACAGCAAGGCGCACAGAGGGGCGGCGACGGTAGTTGGACGCGGGGACATGGAACGAAAAGGGGCCGCTCATGCGGCACCAACGAGCAGCGCAGCGGCACGCGGATCGGCGACCGCTTCAACGGTGAGACCGGCGGCACGCAAAACCGCAATCTGCGATGTGTTGAACGTCTTGACGTTGGCGAAGTGTGCGAGCTTGAGCGCGAACACGTTGGCCGGGTAGATCAATTGATTGCCGTACACGGTACGGAAAAAGACTTCCACGATAGGCATGGGACAGCTCCGAATGTTGTTAGAACAAACCGCGCCCCCGTTCGGATACCACTCAAAAAGGGATGCACGGCTTGCGCCTTGTAGCATGTATGACGCTACACGTACAAGTACAGGTACAAGGGAAGTCTTGCCGATGCAGCGCACAAAGGAGCAGCATGACGCGGGAAGGGGGGAGGGTCGGACTCCAGATAGGACAAGTCCGAACAGGAAAGGTCTAATTCAAGTCCAATCTTGGAATCAGGACAGGTCTAGTCAGGATCAGTCTACGAGTACAAGTCTAAACATGAGCACTCAGCAAGACCTTACGTTGTGGCCCGATGAAGCCCCCGGCGTTGTCCAGGGTGGCGAGCCTGATACGGAACTCGCTGTCATCCTGCTCGCGGCAGGATGCTCACAGACGTTCATCAGGACTCGTTGCGGGTTCGGATCGAATCGAGCAGTGCAAGCCTTCTGCCGTGACTCGGATGTCAGGCAAGAGGCGGCAGAGCTTGCGATTGAACGAGTCAAACGGATTGGGAAGAGAGCCTCCGTATGTCTGGAACAAATTCTAAACACGCCACAGACGGACCTTCGAGCCCAGGTTCTCGCCATCAGGACAGGACTGGAGCTGTCCGGGGAGCTGAAACGCGACAGCGCAGCTCCAGTCAAGAACGTGCGAGAGCTGACAGCAGCGGAACTGGGAGAGCTGATAGCGGCGACCAAAGCCGAACTATCAGAGCGAATTGGCAGGTATCGGGCAGACGGGGGGACAGCACTGCCCAAACTACCAGCGCTGTCAGATACTTAGACCGTGGTGCCACATCCCTTGCAGGCAAGTGGTACGCGTAAAAGGAACCGCGCGATCCTTTCATGCCCGCGCGACCCCCGGCCGCCCCCGCGACGACCGCTGCTTTTATGATTTCCGACCCACCCATAAAATTTCAATCCGACTGGAGACGCCAAATGAGCAAGCCGAAGAAACCAAAACCGATCCGCCCTTCCCGTCCGGGATATTGAATTCTCAATCGCAAAGCGAAAGCCAAGTCTGGCGAAGCCAGAAGTCATGCAACCAGGAGCTGTGATGTTTGAAGACCTTCCCCTGCCCTCATCCGCCGAGTTACGCGATCTGATCCGCAAGGCCCGTGGCGAGCAGCCCTTCACCGGGACTGACTACAGGTGGATCGTGAACGTGCTCGTGACGTTGGAGCACGACTCGATGTACCAGTTGAAGGAACGCATGAAGCGATACGAGGCCGAAGATCGGGCCAAGAGTAGGTAAAACGCAACTGTACGAGTCCTGATAGACGCCCCTACGTCCATGTACCTACTCGCCTGCATACCTATTCACGTTTAGGCTGCACACTTCCAGTTCACGTCCACTCTTCCGGGGCTGTCATGTTGAAAGTCCGCGCAGGTGATCGCGCCGTGTTTGGCATTCCGCCGAAGGATGTTGAACAGTTCATGGACGGCCGGCCGATGCTCATTGAGCTGGCGGCGTTGCATCCTGACTGCAAGTCCATCCTGATTTTCTACGGCGAGAGCGATGCGAAGTTGAAGCAGGCGCTCGCCGAGTGCGGCTTGCAGATGGTGGAGAAGCCATCGTGAGTAGCCGGCCGATTGGCGAGTTGATTAACCGCATCTCCGACATTGCCGAAGGCATCGCGGCGGCGATGGAAGCGCGCACGGACATCACGGATGACGAGCGGGCAAAGCTGGTGCGTTTCGCCGATGCGTTGCAGGAAGTCATGGAAGCAGCGCGGGCGTTGAACCCGCCACAGGGAAAGCCCTCGTGATCGCAGGACTCGACACCCCGGAGCTGGTTCACGTCGCCATGCTGCGCGGAACCATCGCGCCGATATCCATGCGTATGTGCGCGCACATCCAGGGCGATGCGGCGATGGAAGCGTTCAATCGCTGGGACGAGCTGCGAGGCGATATCAAATTGACCAGCGACATTCTCGTGGACTTTGCCGGCGCGCACGTCTGGGAGCAGGCACAGAACGCCGTGGAGCACATCGCGTGGTTGAAGCGCGAGTTGCAGATCAGCCAGTACAACGAGAGCGCGGCCCATGCGGTGCTGGAGGATGAGCGCAAGGAGTGGATGGCCACCCGCTCGATGCTGCGTTACGCGCGGGCATATCTCGCGGACGTGCCGAACGTCCCCAAGTGGTTGATGGGTAATTCACAACATGGAGGCGGTCATGACGAGCAAGCGAGGCAAACGTCCGGGCTTACGGGCACGGAGCAAAAACGCACGGAGCACGGCGCAAGTAGCCAAGTTGACGAAGGTGCAGGTCGTGCGAGCCGCACCACGAATAGACGCGACTGAGCGCGAGGAGCTGTACACGCTGCGCGATCTGGCGAAGGTTTCGATGCGCTTCGCCGACGCCGCTGCCGGCGCGCCAGAGGAAGGGGCGCATGTGCTGGTCCGCCTGCGTGACGGGGCTTTCGTGTACGGCATGGTAGTAGATGGGCGCTTCGCCGCCTACGACCGTCACGCCGAGGAGTACGTGACGATGGCGCACGCGGATCGCATCACGCACTGGATGGAAGTGATCGACCCGGTGCCGCGCGCACCGCAGACCATCGAGCAGGCCATTGTCGAAGCGGCGCACGCGCCGGATCGGGCCGAGGACGTATACGCATGAACGAGCCAGAATTAGTCTCCCCTTTCCGCATCGCCTTTCGCGAGGAAGGTCCATTCGTCAACGTCTATCTAGCCAAACAGGAGTCGATGGAAGGAGCTATGCACATCGGAAGCTGCATGAAGTCGATCTTGAACGCCGAAGCGCCGGCACAGTTTCTGCGGCTCAAGGAGATATTCGAGATCGGCATCGCGGCGGCGATCAAGGACGTGTTAGGCGTCGAGGTGAGTAAGTTCGAGACGAACCGCGCGCCAGATCATGAGAAAGCGGGCAACGCATAGGGGGGCACATGATGATTCACCAAGACCAGCAGAACGTCGAAGCGCTCTGCGAACACGCTGATTTTATCGACTCGGGGTTTCAGTCGTTTAACGAACAGGTCAAGCACCTGACGCCGCACAAGATGGCAGAGGCTGCCTTTTTCGCAGGCGCGGGTTTGGCGTTCAAGTTGCAAGGTCACTTCGACAGCGCGAGCGCGAACTACCCGCCCGGCGCTGCCAACTATCTTCTCGGGCTCGTCTGCGAGGAGATCAACGAGTACATGGAAACGAACCGCATGCGGCTCGAATGGGAGCCGCACGTACCGGGGAGTTTGCGGCAGTGAGTGTTGAACGTCTTCGTACCCTGTCAGCGTTCATCCGCTCACAGGCGGCGCTCACCGATGAGCGCTCGCCCAGGCCGGGTCCGGGGGAGGTGCGGCTCAATCATGAAGCCGCCCTCCTCTGTGCCGATGCGCTCGATGAAGTCATAAAGCTGCGCGTGAAGGGGATCGTGTTAGACGAACTGCTCGCGCAGCTCGCCAAGCGCGGGATCGTGACTTGACGTGGACTGCGCGTCCGGGAAGGTCTGCTATCACAGCAACGCGGCGGCGCGCCGCAAGGCGCGTGCAGTGGCGCGTTCGCGCGACGTGATCTTGAACATCTATCGTTGCAAGGAATGTTTTCAATGGCACATGACATCGAACAAAACGATGAAGAGTTACCAGACCCAGCGCTACCAGAGGATGCGTCAAGAGGAGCAGTGGTAGGCTCCGCGGTCCTCGCCACCTATCTAGTCACCGCGTATCGCTGGGGCTGCACGAACGAGCACGCCTATCACGTCTTCGCCGGCATCGATCGAACCAAGGCACTCGCCCTGGCCCGTGCCGAACAGTCGGATCGCGGCGGCAAGTACGCAACCGTGGTGTGGGAGTTCGACGCGGACGGGACTGACTACCGCAGCATCGCGTACTTTCATTCATCGGCGTGCGATGAGGCCGCCGTGGTCCCGCACCACAACCATCGCATCGACTTTTACGAACGCGTCGGCATGTTTGTGAACGAGGCGATGAGCGGTAAGGCGCTGATGAGCGATCCCACGAACCCGAAGGCGATGACCTATCAGGAGGTCACGCCACTGCCCGACTACGTGCGCGCGGAAGTCGAACGTCAACGCGCGTTCATGAAGATTTGGGAGCGCACGGAGAACGCCGCGACCGAAGGGAAAAAAGGAGGCTCGTCCTAAAAACAACTTGAGGAGGATGTATGCCCCTTTTTGAAGTAGCGATTTTGCAGCGACCGACGAAGAAAGAAGCCGAAGAAGGCGCGAGCGAAAAGCTCGTGTTCGGGCCGAAGTGTGTCGTCTCGCGGGACGATCAGTCGGCGGCGATTGAGGCCGTGATGGATGGTGAGGTGCCGCGCGACATCGAGCGCAGTCGAATGGAGGTGCTGGTCCGCCCTTTTGCATGAAGCTGCGCGCCAAGACGCCGGAGGAAACGGCCGTTTTGGCGCGGCAGCGCATCGAGCACGCAGGATTGCGGCAGGCGATGGAGTCGGCGCGCGATCCGATCAAGGAGGATTGGCGCAAGGCTCAGGAGTTCGCGAGCCTCGTCAACTACGCAACGGCGCCTGTGGGTGCGAAGAAGTTCGACGCGAGCACGATTGGCAGTAGATAGGAGGATGATATGGAGATCACAAAGCACGACATCGCGGACCTTCGCGGCGGCTTCCCCGCGCTCTGTGACTTCTGCGGCAAGCCAACACCACCCGAACAACTCGAGCCGGAGGAAGCCGGCGATTGGGTGTGTTGGCATTGCTTACTGCGCTGGGCGCGCGAGGACGACAAGATTCGCGAAGTCGTTTTTTGGGAACGCGCGATCAAGGCGGCCGAATGCAAACACTGACGCAGCGGAAGTCCGACTTGCGGCGCATCAACGGTTTGTTGTCGCGCTCGAATCACTTGAGCGTTGCGTTTCTTGTGCTCTCAGGTGCGGGGCTGTATATGGCGTTCGCGCGGCGGCGCATTCTGGTTGCCTTTGCGTTCATCGTCGCCGCGAATGTGCTGCTCGTGTGGAGTTTGGATCTGATGCACAGAGCGCGGTTGTTGATAAAAAAGTACGAACGGGAGTTACGCCGTGGGTGAAAAGTACACGCTGAAGAGCATGGCCGAGGCCGGCTACGTGATGGGGCTCGCGACCATCGGCGAAGTCGCGAATCACATGGAGTCGCACTACGACGCCTACTTCCTGATCGACAACTTCGCGAACGAGATGGAAGAGTTTGAAAAGATGATCGAGGGATGCGCAGATGATTCGATTTTCAAGTACCTCACCGAAGAAGACAAAGCGCGGCTCGATGATGAGCTGGAAAAGGCGATGAACGAATCGGCCGAAGGCGATGAGGCGCTGTGATGGCCACCTGTCTGTGCAACACGGCCGGCGCACTCCTCTGCCCGGAGCACGAGCAGGACGGCCCAGGCTTGCGCGCGGAAGCGTATGACACGCTCGCGATGATGTATCTGAACGCGCAACAGTTGCACGCCGTCGCGTACCGCGACACGGAGCGCGTCAACTTCATGCAGCGCTGTCAGGTTCAGATATCGAAGTCGCAGATGAAGGTCGCGTTCGCCTACGCGGTCGGCCAATCACTGCGCGAAGGGATCGACGCGGCCGTGGCGCGCGGCGATGAGGACTGACCCATGACATAGGTACTTCAAACGGAGGTTCTATGTCTCGCTCCATTCGCCGCCATCAACAGGCGGTCGCGAAGCTGCGCCGTCTGCGCATCATTCGCTACAACTGGTTCAGCTCTCGCTACGTGCCGAATCGCCTCTGGCGACAGTTCGGCAAACTCATGATGAACGAACCCGGCTGGTGGGTTCATGAGTTCATGACCCGCCCCGCTCGCGCCCGCGACGCGCACGCGTGCCGCCTGATCGAGTGCGGTCGCAGCCCCGACGAATTCGTATGGGGCGACAACCGCAAACCCCACAAGTATTACTGGTGACGTACAGGCCGTTGTAGACACCTGTCCCCCGGTGGCGTAGCTTTCGCGCCGGGGCACAGGCGACGGTTGCGGGGTGGAGCGGTTCATGGCGTATCCTCCGGCCTACGTTCGCGCGTACTCGTTCACTGACTTCGAGACGCTAAATCCCGGCGAGCCCAAGCCCGGCGACAAACTTGATACCGAATACGACGCGGTATCGAACGCGCTCACGGCGACACAAACAAACCTGGCTCTCATCCAGCGCGCGGACGGCGAACTCGCCAATGAATCCGTTGGCGTGGATCAGCTCCAAGCCGGACTCTTCGACGCCATCGGCGATGCAGCGGTCGCGGACGCGGAGGCCGCTGCCGCTGCTGCTGCGGCCAGCGCAAGCGCTGCGGCGGGTTCGGCGAGCAGCGCCAGCTCGTCCGCAAGCGCAGCCTCCGCGTCAGCCGCGACTGCATCCGGTGCCGCCGCCCAGGCTGGCGTGTCGCAAGGCATCGCGCAGAGCGCGGCGAACGACGCGGCGCTCTCGGCGACCACAGCCGACACCTTCGCCGACGTGGCTGTACAGGCTGCGAACGACACCGCCGGCTCCGTCGCCGCGACCGAAGCGGCTGTGCAACGCGCCTTCGAGTGGGCCGAACTACTCACGGGGCCGGTTCTCCCCGCCCCGCCCGGCTGGCCCGAAGCCGTGGACGATGGAATGTTCTCATCGAAGTGGTGGGCGATCCGTGCGCGTGACTACAACGCGACCGAAACCATCGACCTTGGCACCGCAGGCGCGGACATCGGCGAAGCGTTCGACATCTGGGACGCCATCCCCGGCAACGATTTGGGAGTCGGCCAGACATACGCGACGTGGGGCACGCCGACACAGACCTACGTTCTGATCGACCGCAGCAATCCGAGTGATCCGGCGAGCTGGCAGAACATCACGGGCGGCCCAGGCCCGCCGGGGCCGGCGAATACGTTGACAGTCGGCACCGTCACGACTGGCGCGCCGGGCTCGGCCGCAGTGGTGACGATCACCGGCACCGCGCCGAATCAAGTCCTGAACATGACGATCCCGCGCGGCGACGTTGGGGCGACCGGCCCGGCCGGTCCCGCTGGCCCGCCGAATGCGCTCGCCATTGGCACGGTGACGACAGGCGCGCCGGGCTCGCCGGCCGCCGCGTCGATCACTGGCACCGCGCCCTCGCAGACGCTGAATCTAACTATCCCGCAGGGGCCGCAGGGTATTCAGGGAATACAGGGCGTTCCGGGGCCGGCGGGAGCTGGTCTTCTCGCCGATCCGACCGCGCTCGTCGGTCTAACAGCTATCCCAGGCGTCAGCCTCGCGGCGATCCGCTCCGATGGCGCGCCCGCGCTCTCGCAAGCCATCGTGCCGACGTGGACGGGGGCACATACGTTCCGTGGCGCGGGTGGAGCGCCGTCAGCGACGGGCATCATTCTCAACGGCGGCGGCTCCGCGCAGGTTGTTTTTAGCAACTTCGCGCCGGCCGTTGACACCCGCAGTTGGGACTTCTTCGTTTCCGGGGGCGGCGCTTTCGTTGGGCGCGCGCTCAGTGACAGCTTCGCCACCGCGAACAACTGGTTGCTGGTGTCTCGCACCCTGGCGTTAGTCACCGGGATTCAGTTCGGCAACGCCACCGACAACCCCACCTACACCTTTCTCGGCACCGGCACCGCGACCATCGGCGGAATTCTGGTGCTCAACGGCATCGGGGGATTCGACACCGAAGCGCTTCGCGTCGTAAGCGCTTCGCCGATGATCTATTGGCAGGACACGAACGCTGGCGCGAACACGGGCATCTGGGTAGACAAGATAAACGACACCGTGAGGCGCTTCGCCGTCTCATCTGACGGCGGCGCTTACGCGGACTATCTATCAGTTACCAGAGCTGGCGGCGCGATCACGGCGTTGAACTTTGGCAACGCGATCAACAGCCCGACGTATGTCTTTCTCGGCACAGGGCTCGCCAACTTTGGCGGCTCCGGCACCTTCGCGGGCACTGTCACCGCGACAATTCTCTACGCAAACAACGGCGGGATTTCCACCAAACTGCAATCGTTCACGGGCGGGGGCACAGGGATCGTCGGAACGGAATCCAATCATCCGCTTGCCATCTACACGAACAACACGCAACGCGCGAGCTATGCCGCTGACGGTAGCGGTTTCTTTCTCGGCGTCCAGCTTCGTCATCAGAACGGCACGGCCGCCGCGCCTAGCTACTCATGGTCCGGCGAAGGGACGATGGGGTTCTACCGCGACGTAGCCGGAGCGGTCAGCTTCTCGTCAAGTTCCACCAAAGTTCTGATGTTCTCGTTGCAGGGCATCGAAAATACGAATGGTGCTCAAAGCGCTCCTTCGTACTCGTTCTTCAACGATACCAACTCCGGCTTCTATCTAGCCGCTGGCGACAACGTGCGAATCGCGGTTGGCGGCCAAGACGTGTTCGGGTGCGCGATAGTGGCTGGTAGCTTGGTCCCCTACTTCTGGGGGCAGATGGAAGCGGTCGTGGACGGAACCGCCGCCGCGCCAGCGTACTCATGGTTAGCGGACACCGACACCGGCATGTATCGCGCTACCGCCGACACCATCGGCTTCACCACGGGCGGCGGACTGCGCGTACTTCTGTATGCGAGCGGCATGGAGATGCGCAACAACTGCCGCTTTTGGGCGGCAGATGGGGATGTCGGTGCGCCGGGGATTGCGTTCGCGGCGGACACCGACACCGGCATCTACCGCGCCAACGTGAATAGATTGGCCTTCGCGACCGGCGGTCAAGTTGGCGGTTGGTTCACGGCACCGGGCGCAAGCGCAGGCGGCGGGCTCGTCATTCTCGGCCAGCTCGACGCGGGCTACTTCAGTTCCATCTCTTTCGATTACCACACGCCGACTGCTACGGGACGGATTGGCGTTATCGACGGTGCCGGCGTTACCGCGCCGCTCACTTTGAACGCCAGCACCGTCACCGCGCCGGTTTTCATTACGTCTTCGTCGCGAGCGCTCAAGCGCGAGACCGGCGCTCCGCGAAAGCCCGCCAACATCCTCGCGCGACTGCGCCCGCTCCTGTATCGGCTGCTCGACGGCGATGACCGCGAACAGTTAGGGCTCATCGCCGAAGAAGTACACGCCGTTTGCCCGCAGCTCTCAGACGGCAAGACCGTGGCCTACGACCGCCTTGCAATCCTCCTGCTCGCCGCGTGGCAGGACGAACACGCGGAGGCTGCGTAATGGCAACCGGCTTCTTTGTCAGCGGTCGCGGTGACTTGGATGTGCTGTTTGCTCCGCGCGTGAGCGCGGCTGTCGCCAACACCGGTTTCAGGAGCAACGGCGGCGTTGACCTTGCGCAGCGTTTCGAGCCGCGCGGCGCGACAGCGGCTATCGCCAACACCAACTTCAAGGCGGGCGCGAATGACCTTGCGCAGCTCTTCAAGGCGTTTGGCGTATTCGCTCCCGTCATCCGCACCTACGACACGCCAGTAGTCGGCGCAACCGAAACCGTGCCGGCCGGCGCAACGTCGGTGACGATCAAGGTGTGGGGCGCGGGCGGCGGCGGCGGACTGTTCACCGGCCCACCGGGCGGCGGCGGAGGCGGCGGCGGCTACGCCGAACGAACACTCAGCGTCACGGGTGGACAGACGTTCACCTACTCCGTGGGCGCTGGCGGCATCGGCCTCCAAGGTCCAGGCAACGGCAGCGGTGCGAGCGGCGGCAACAGCAACGTCGTCTCCGTATCGCCGGCCTTCACGCAGGCGTGCAACGGTGCGGCCCCCGGCCAGCAAGCAACTGGCGGCGCTGGCGGCACCGTCTCCAACACCGGCGGATCGGTGAGCACGACGGGCGGCAACGGCGCGGCGACTGTCACCGGCGGCTCATCGCCCAACGGCGGCGGCCAACAAACCACTAGCGGCGGAGCGGGCAACGTCCCCGGCGGCGGCGGGGCCGGCCACCTCAACTCTGGTTCCAACAAGGCCGGCAACGGCTCGAACGCCCGCGTGCAGTTCTCATACACCTAACTAGCGAGGCACACATGAAAAACGGACACGATCAGCAGCAAGTTCAGATCAACCCGCAAGCCGCCGCAGCGTATGCGTTGCAGTTTCTGGAGCTGGTCCCGCACACGCGCCAGCAGCGCGAGCAGTACGACATTGCGACCGGCATGTTGCAGGCCATCGCGACAGGGCAAGTGATCCTGGCCCCGCCGCCATCTCTGCCCGCCCCGGCACCGGAGCAAGTACAGCCCTCATGAAAACGGCGGCGCTCATCGCTCTGTCACTACTCGCAGGCTGCGCGGTTTACCGCTCGCCTGACGGGCGGCTTGAGCGACGCACGCCGCACGTCACCCTTCTCCTGTGCATCTTCGCGAGCTGCCACATTCCATCGCTAAACGAGCGGTCAAGCGATCTTGCAGGAGTAAAACGAGAAACGCCGACCCCTTCGCCCAGCGTCTGCAAAGACGAAAGCACGCCGACCCCGTATGCCTCGCGGCTGGGTTTCGACATGCGGGCGGAGGGGATCGGCTCCGGTGTGCTGCGATGACCGCGCCGCGTAAACGCAAAGCCGCCAGCGGCACCGATCTCGACAAGCAAGTTAAGGACATGCTGACGACGCACACGCGTCTTGAAGCGATGCAGCGGCTTGAGGTTTTCGCGAAGGCTCGCGATGACTTCCTCCTGTACTGCCGGCTGATGATGCCGACACCCGACGAGCCCGATGACTTGAACGCGTCGCTGTACGAAGTGGCGAAGCATCACAAGATTCTCGCCGCCGCGCTCGAACAGGTGGAGAAAGGCGTCTGGCCCAGGCTGATCGTCACGATGCCGCCGCGCCACGGCAAGACGCAGCAGATCAGCAAGTTTTTCCCGGCGTGGTTCACGGGCAAGGACCCGTACCGCTCCACGATTATCGCCACCTACAACGACGACTACGCCGGAGATATCGGCCGCGACGTGCGCGACGTGCTGCGCCATCCGCGTCACCGCGACATCTTCCCGTTGTGCAAGCTCAAGACCGGCGCGCAAGGATCAGACCGCATCAAGACCGCGGCGAATGGCCAGCTCTCATTCGTGGGCCGTGGCAGTAGTTCGACAGGTCGCGGCGGCCATCTACTCATCGCCGACGATTTGATTAAAGACGCGGAAGAAGCCGATAGCCCAACGATCCGCGAAAAAATCTGGCAGTGGTTTGTGAAGGTGTTCCTCACGCGCCAGATGCGCGCGGGCTCGTGCGTCGTCCTCGTGATGACTCGATGGAACGAGGATGACGTTGTAGGGCGCCTAACTGATCCGCACAACCCCGCGTACAACAAGGAAGAAGCCGCGAAGTGGAAGGTGCTGAACCTGCCGGCGATTGCGGAACTGAACGACCCGATGAACCGCAAGCCCGGCGAAGCGCTGTGGCCTGAGCGCTTCCCGATCCCGATGCTCGAAGCGCAGAAGCGCATGGACCCGTCTGGCTTCATGGCGCTGTATCAGCAGCGGCCCTCCCCCGAAGAAGGCGCGTTTTTCCGCGCGGCCTGGCTCAAGACCTACGTGGCGTCCACGCGCCCGCGAGCGGAGGAGATGCGTATCTACGCGGCGAGCGATCACGCCATCGGCACGGATCGCAAGAAGCATGACGCCTCCGTGATGGTGATCGCGGGCGTGTGCCCTAACAAGTATCTGTGGCTGCTCGACTGCTACTGGGATCGCAGGCCGCCGGATCAGACCGTTGAAGCGATGCTCGACATGTGCGCGTTGTGGAAGCCGTCGTTCTGGTTCGCGGAGAACGAGGCGATTCTCAAATCGATCGGCCCGTGGATTCACAAGCGAAAGATAGAGCGCGGCATTCCAGTCGTGATCGATCCGATGCCGGTCCACAAAAACAAAGAAGCCATCGCGCAGTCGATTGCCGGGCTCATGCAAGCCGGCCGCGTTGTATTCCCGCGCGCCGCTCCGTGGTTCCCGGAAGCCAAGCATGAGCTTATGCACTTTCCCCACGGCGCGAACGATGACTTCGTGTCGGCGGTTTCGATCATGGGCCTGAAAGTCTTGCAGCTCATCGCCGGCACGCCGCAGCGCGACGTTGCATCCCCTGCCGTCAACACGTTCGGCTGGTGGAAAAAAGAGATGGAGTATCAACAGAAGCAGCGCGAAGCCCCGCAGCTCGCGGAGGTGTGGTGATGATTATCAAAGGCTATGACATCGAAGTCCCGGAGGCCCGTGCGGCGCTGGTACTGGAGATGCAAGAAGAAGTACGCGCGGATAAAAAACACTTTCGCGATGCCTTCAAACAGATGTTAGACGACATGGAAGTGGCGTGGAACGGCGCGTCGAAGTCGTGGCCGAAGGCCAACTACAAGGTCAATATCACGCAGCGCTTCGTTCGCCAGAAGGTCGCGAGCCTGTACGCCAAGAATCCTCGAGCTTTGGCCAAGTGTCGGCCGAAACTTAAGTACCGCGTGTGGGACGGCACGATGGAACAGTTGCAGGGTGCCGCGCAGGGCATGCCAGACCCCATGACCGCGATGATGATTATTCAGGACGTGCAACAGGGAAAAGCCGAAGAGGAGATGTACAAGAAGCTCGGCAAGACGCTTGAGTGCTGCTTCCACTACTACATTGACGAACAGATTCCCTCGTTCAAATCGCAGATGAAGCGTTGCGTTCGCTCCGCGATCCAGACTTCCGTGGGATACGTGAAGTTGGGGTTCCAGCGTGAGACCGATTTGTCGCCTGACAACAAGGCGAAGATCGCAGACAGCCAGCAACGCCTCGCGCACATTCAGCGGCTGCTCGATGAATTGAGCGAAGACGGCGACAAGACGATGTACGACGCGGAAGCCGAAGAACTGCGGCTCTCTGTCGAACAGCTCCGCAAGGAGCCGATGGTCATTATCCGCGAAGGTCTCGTGTTCGACTTTCCGAAACCAACTTCCGTGATACCGGACAGAAAGTGTATATCGCTGGACGGCTGGATCGGGGCCGACTGGCTCACGGAAGAGATTTTCATGACGCCCGATGAGGTGAAGGAGTTTTACCAGCTCGACCTCTCCGGCGTTTCGACGCCCGGCACCGGCCCAGGCTACGCCGCGTATTCGACCAGCGGCACGGAATACCGGCAGAACCCGCGCACGGATTTGTCCGGCAAGCGCGACGACCTCGTGTGCGTGTGGATGATGTATCACAAGCCCACGGGCCTGAAGTTCGAGATGGCCGATGGCTACAAGGATTTTCTCAAGGAGCCAGAAGGCCCGGAAGTTGTCGTCGAACGCTACTTCCCCATCTACGCGTTGTGCTTCAACGAGCTGGAACACCCAACGAAGCTGTTTCCGCCGTCCGACGTATGCAACATGACGCCGCAGCAGATGGAACTGAACCGGCAGAAAGAAGCGTTGCGTGAACATCGCAAGGCGAACCGCCCAGGTTACGTGACACCGAAAGGCGCGCTCAGTGAAGGCGACAAGCAGGCGCTCATGGGGCAGGAAGCCAACGGCGTCGTGGAGCTGGACGGCATGATGCCCGGCAACAAGGTCACAGACTTGCTGCAAGGAATCCCGAAAGTCGGCGTCGATCCGAACCTGTACGAATCGCAGGGGATCATGGACGACGTGTACAAGACCGTGGGCATGGCGGAACCCGGTTTCGGCGGCAGCTCGGGCGACACGGCGACGGCCGTGGCCACCGCCGAACAGGCGCGCACCGCAGCGCTCGAAGCCGAAGCGGACCAGTTGAACGACTATCTGTCAGTGCTGGCGCGTGACGCATCGCAAATCATGCTCACCGAACTCGACCCGCAGACCGTGCAGCAGATTGCCGGACCCGGCGCGGTCTGGCCGCAGATGAACCGCGACCAGATTCAGGCCGAGATGCACCTTGAGATTGTCGCCGGCTCCAACGGCCGACCGAACAAAATCCAGCGACAGCAAGCGCTGCAACAGCTCGTGCCGTTCCTGCTCCAGATTCCCGGCGTCAATCCGCAGTGGTTGGGACAGAAACTCATTGAAGCGATTGATGATTCGATTGACCTGACCGAAGCGTTCACCGCGAACGTGCCTTCGATCCAGATGATGAACAACGCCCCTCCTCCGCAACCCGGTGGACCCGGCGCGGAAGAACCGGGCGCGCAAGGTGCGGAAGGTGGCAACAACGCGCAGCAACCGCCGACACAACCGCAAGGAGCTGGCCCGGCTTTACCCGGTCAAGGTGGCCCAGGGCGACCGCCGATGGTCCCGCTTCCGCAGTACAACGCGTAGGTAGCCGACAGCGGTCTATAGACCGCTGTCGGTTGCGTGGCGTATATTCCGCGCGTTCGCTCATACGAGACGCACCGTGGCAAAAGACGACGACCAATCGACTGATACCCCGGAGCCGGAACCGTCACCCGGCAGCGAACCAGCCCCCGACGTACGCGATGACAAGTCGCCCGCAGAGTCGTCACCTGCGAAGGACGAGGACAAGAAGACCCTACTGGATGCCGTGAAGTCGGCTCTCGATGTGAAGAACATCGAAGACGAAGACGAGCCAGTGGCCATCAAGTCCAAAGCGGAACCGTCCACCGCCGAAGGCGATAAGCCGGGAAGCGAAGGCGACAAGAAGCCAGATACGAAAGATGACGTGAGCGACGTTGCGTTGCTCGCGGCGCTGGAAAAGTTTAAGGGCGATGTTCCTCTCAACAAGATCGAGCGCTTCCGCGAAGTCTTGGACGAGAACAAAACCTTGAAGGGCGCGAACGAGCGCTATCGCGAGATGGACAGTACTTTGACTGCCATCGGTCGCGACGCGCAGAAGATGGGCATGACGCAGGACGACATGGCCCAACTGTTCGCATGGCCCCGACTACTTGCGAGTGATCCGAAGAAAGCGGTTGAACAGCTCCAAGAGTTCACCGCTACGTGGCAAGAGAAGGTTGGGTACTCGTTACCCGCCGACTTGAAAGGGAAAGTCGATGACGGCGTTCTCGATGAGGCCACGGCGAAAGAGGTAGCGCAGCTACGCGCGACGACAAACCTTGATCGCACCCGTACCCAAGTGGAAACGGCGGAACGCGAGCAGACCAGCAAAGCGCAGCGATCCCGCGAGATTCACGATTCAGTCAACGCGTATCAGGCAGAACTGAAAGCCTCTGACCCCGACTACACGCCGGAAAAGCACGACATGGTGGTCGATGCGTTGACTGCATTGGTCACGAAGCACGGCGTACCGCAGACGGTCGCAGATGCGCGGGGAATGGCGAAGACAGCCTTTGACACCGTGACGAAGCGATTGGAGCGATTGAAGCCGCAGCCTCGTGCCGTATCCAGCCCAAGCGTCGGCCGACGTTTATCCAAGCCGGCTGAGTCACAACCCAAGTCAATGCGCGAAGCAATCGAGAACGCGCTCGGCGGGTAGTTCGGTCGGCCTCGTTCGGAGGCTGCACACATGGCTTTTACTGCGTCGGAGCTGGCATCCATTGCGAATGCCGCGCTCGACTTTCACTTCAAGGGGCAGCCACTGCCCCAGAGCATTCAGGACAAACCGCTCCTGGCTGCGCTCGAAGGGGCACGCAAGACCTTCCCCGGTGGCAAAGGCGATATCACGATCCCGGTCAAGGGCAAGTACAGCTTTGAAGGAGCTGCCGTCCCCCCGACTGGATCACTTCGCGGCTTCACGCATGACGACCCGGTGGCATACGGCAACATCGCCGGCATCGAGCGCGTCAAGTATCCGTGGCGCGAGGTTCACACCGGCTGGAACTGCACCTTCACGGAATTGAAGATTGACGGCATCAGCGTCACCGATTCCGCGTTCGGCGAGAACACCAGCAAGCACAGCAAGCGTGAGGTGACGGCGATCACCAACATCATGCAGGACAAGGTTGAGACCTTCGGTGAAATCACCATGAAGTCGCTCAACACGATGTTCTGGGGTGACGGCACCGCCGATCCGCTCGGCTTCATCGGCGCTCGCTACTTCATCACCGCGACACCGGCCGTGGGCGTGACTGGCGGTCTCGACCGCGCCACGAATACGTGGTGGAGAAATCGTTTCGCGACGTGGCCCGTCGCGACAACGGAACTGCCGAACGTGATCCATTCGGAGATGCGCCAGCTTCGCCGCTACGGCGGCAAGCCGACGAAGGCGTTTGCAGGCTCGGGATTCCTCGATGCGCTCGTGAAGCAGCTCCGCGACAAGGGCTACTACACGGATGCGGGCTGGAGTCGTCCGGCGTCCACCGATATCGCTGTCGCGGACATCCGCTACAACGATCTGATCTTCCAGTACGACCCGTCACTGGATGACCTGGGCGGCGCGTTCGTCAATAGCTGCTACGTGATCGACCCCAAGCACCTCTACATCTACGCGATGGAACAGGAATGGGGCAAAGACCATGCGCCCGCCCGGCCGCATGACGTGTACGCGCTGTTCAAGGCGCGCACGTACACCGCGCAGCTCTGTGCCGACCAGCTCAACTGTCACGCACTCTTCCAAGTGACGTGAAGCGGGGACCAATGTGGGGCGGCGATCTTGCCGCCCCTTTTTGAAAGGAGTGCGAGCGATGCAGCAACTGAATGCACTGGTAGCCTTGACCGGCGACCGCAACAACATGGTTTGGAAGACGGGACTCTCCCCGGCCGAAGTCCTGCTCTTGCAGTCGCTGCACGGCGCGGACGCTGTTCTGTCCATCGAGCCCGTTGGCGAAGTGAAGCGCGAACCGTCCGAGGAGATTGCGCGACTCAAGGAGCTGTATCCGCTGCACGGCGAGCGTATCCAGAATATCTGGCGCGACTTCCCAGGCCCAGCGTTCCCGTCGCGGATCGATGCGCTCGGGATCAACCCCGCTCTTCTGAAGCCCGCCGAGGCATCGGCAAAGTTTCAGGTGAGCGCGAAGCCGTCGTGATCCGATGCGCGGCCAAACGCTCGGCGAGTTGTTGAGCGACCTGAAAGCAGAATGCGGTTATAGCCAGAACGCAGCTCACGGCATCAACAATCGGGATTCTCTCGTGCAAGTTCTCAAGCGCACGCAGCGCCGGCTGTGGAGCGATTGGGACTGGATGCACATGCGCGTCTCGCGCGACATGCAGTTGAACGCGGGCCAGCGTTACTACAACTGCCCCACCGATCTGCCCTACGAACGCATCGACTGCGCTGAGGTGAAGTTCGGCGGTCAGTGGATTCCGCTGTGTTTCGGGATCAACGAGCGCAACTACTCGGTCTTCGACCCGCGCAACGATGAACGATCCTGGCCCATCATGAATTGGGACATCGCGGAGGACCCGGCCGACACCGCAGGCACGCCTGACAATCGCGGCATGATCGAAGTGTGGCCGCTGCCATCTGACAGCGGCATCGTCGGCGGCACGCTCGAAGGAAACATTCGCCTAACAGGCATCCGCTTCCTTCTTCCATTCAATGCGGACGCGGATCGATGCGACCTTGACGGGGATCTGATTGTGCTCTCCGCCGCCGCCGAGATTCTGATGCGCGACCGCAAGGACGACGCGCAAGCGAAGCAGCAAGCGGCGCAGACGCTGTACATGCGCCTTCGCGGCAATCAGGAAAAGAACCGCAGCTTCAATCTCAACGGCGGACAGCAAGATGACGACAAGGTGAACGTCACCTACGCGCACCCGGTTCCGTTCTCCGTGGGGCCATAGATGGGCTACACGCTCGTCAAATCGTTTGAGCGCGGCATCGACACCCGCAAGCTCATCGACACGACTGAGCCCGGCACGCTCATCGAAGGGCGCGACTGTCACATCACGTTGGGTGGCGAGATTGAGAAGCGCGCGGCGTTTGTCGTGAAGGCGACGTTGCCGGCTACGACCGTCGGGCTGTGGGTCACGGATGGGCGCGTTTATCACACATGGGGAGATTCGCTCACGGCCCCCGCTGGCCTACCTCCGGGCACTATCTACCACGGCATTCCAGACCCCGATGGTTCTCCACTCGATCACATCATGTCGGTCGAAGAGTTCAACAGCCTGCTTTACGTGATCGCTCACTATGAGCCGTCCGTGGAATTTCCGAAGGGCCGCATCCTGCACTGGTACGGGCTCAACGTCGATGGCAGCGAAAAACTGCTCACGATTCCGATCCCCGCGCCGGTTACTGGCGGCGGGACTCCTCCCGTGACCGCGCCGGGCAACAAGCCAAAGACAACGCTCTTTTTTCAGCTCATGGCTACGGGCACTCCTCCGTCCGACGTGATTATTCGCTACATCTACCTACTCGCGCCGGGCAGCACGCACAACTTTGGCCCGACAGGAACCGTCGATGCCTGGCTGATTGTGAATCTGGATCACATGGAGGGGACTTTCCCCATCAGCAACATCATCGTCCCCGGACCCACCAACCCGCGAGAAGTCGCGGCAGCGACGATGAACGTGGTCAACAGCTTTATCCCGCCAGTCGGCGGCGCTCCCGTGATCGTCACGGCGCAGGCCAGCGAAGACACGGTGCTCTTCTGGCTTGAAAGCCCCGGCCCTACCTACAACGGCTGGAAGATCGAGATGTCATGCGGCGGCCCCTGCCTCGTGCAGCCGAGTGGGCAAAACATCTTCAGCGGAGGAACGACCAGCAGCGGCGGCGGAACCGTTCTCTTTCGTGGAGAAGCCCCATCGCTGCACTCTGGCGCACCGGGCGACCCGGTTGAAAAGGGCACGTTCGCCCGCGCGCACAGCTACCGCATGTTTTCCACACAAGGCTCGTTGCTGAACTACTCCGCACCCAAGGACCCCTCAGAGTGGTTGAGCGTGCCGAAACAGGCTGGCGCAATCGAACATTCGATGCTGACGAGTCGCAAGCCGATTCTCGTTTCGATGGCGGACTACGGCGGCGACCTCGCGGTTTTTGGCACACGTCACGTCTTTGTCTGGAATATCGACGTGACGCCGGGCGGCGATCAGCTCAAACAAACGCTACACGGCACAGGCACGTTCGCGCCTCACAGCGTCGTGCCATACGGCACGAGCGATGTGATGTATCTCGACATCAGCGGGGTTCGCTCGCTACGGGCGCGCGACTCATCCGAACAGGCGTTCGCCGCCGACGTTGGCAACCTGATAGACGACCTCGTGCGCGCGAAGATCGACGTGAGCACCGACGAGGAAAAGTTCTACAACTACTGGGCCGTCGTTGAGCCACGTTCGGGGCGCCTATGGATGGCACTGCACGACAAGATTTTCATACTGTCTTACTACACGACCAGCCGCATCTCGGCGTGGACGTGGTACGACGCGACGAGCGCGCCCGTGGACTACATGGTGACGAGCGATCAAAGTATTTACTGGCGCTCCGGCAACGACATCATCATCTACGGTGACGAGTCCGGCACGGTCTACGACGACACCGAAGCGCTTGCCCGCCTGCCATACATCGACGGTGGCAAACCCGCGACCGCGAAGAACTGGACCGGGATCGACTTGGCGATATTCGGCACCTGGAACGTGCGCGGTTCGTTCGATCCGACGGTTCCCACCGCGCTCGACTTGTTAGCCAATCTCACGAAGAGCACGTACGCACAACAGAAGATCGCGATGAACGGCGAATCGCCAGCCGTTTCGCTGGAACTACGTTCGACGTTTGTCGGACCCGCACGAGTAGGCAATGCCGCACTCCACTACACCGACTCAACAGCGGATTGAGCGCGCCTTGGCGTGCCGCTACCGGATCGCGGATCACCGCGAGGCATGGCCGCGCATTCTCCCCGGCCTCGAGAAACTGCACCGCCAGTACGTCGATCAGGACTGGGACATCGCTGGTATCCGCTCGATGCTGGACGACGACCTGGCTCTCCTACTCACCGACGACAACGATGACACCGCGTTCGCGATTGTTCGGTTCGATGACTACGTTTACAACCCCGACGAGAAAGAGCTGTACGTCTATCTGTTGTGGCACAAGGGCGGCGACGTGATCGAACGCTACCAGCCGCACCTCGATTTTTTCGCGCTGCTCGGCGGCGCAAAGTATCTGCGGTTTTACTCGCGACGCCCCGCGTTTCTGCGCGTCGCCAAGCGCGCGGGCTACCAGCCTCGCGGAATCGAATACGTGAAGGAGTTATCTCATGGGTAAGGGAAGCGCCGGCCGGGAAGCACGCAGGGCCAGACAAGAAGAGGAGGCGCGCGTAAAGCGTGTCAGCGACGGCACGCGGGCCATTCGCGGCATGTTCGATCAGAAGTTCAACCAGTCTTACTGGGACGCCGAACAGGCGAAGCAGAAGGCGTCATACATGGACGACTTCACTACGCAGTGGGAGACCGCGCGCAAGGGACTCGAAGCGGCGCTGATGCGTCAGGGCATCTACGACTCGACCGAGGGCGTCACACGAATGGCCGCCGCTCGAAAGCAGTACAAAGACAAAGACGAGATGCTCAATCAGCAGGCGCTGTCCACCATACAGGCGGCAAAAGGCAAAACGATTGCGGCGCAAGACAACGTAATCGGTCAGTTGCGCAGCTCCAGCGACTTGAACGCCGCGAACGCCGCCGCCGCACAGCAGCTCGCCTTTCAGTCGCAGCCGATTCCCTACTCGCCGCTTGGCTCCGTCTTCACCGACTTCACGGCCGGGCTCGCCGAACAGGCGCAGCAGGAACGTCAGGGTACGAATCGCTACAACCTGGGCATCTCGACGTGGGCCAATCCGAATCGCTACACGCGGAACGTGGGGTGACACATGATCCAAGCCATACCACTTTGGGTCTACTACGCACTGATGGCGGCCGGCACGGGCGCGCAGATGATGGGCGAGCGAAAGGTGTCGCAAGAGCGCGCGAAGGCGATGCGCGAGGAGAGCGAGCGGCGCGCGAAATTAACGCGCGAAAATGAAGGCTCTGCCGAGAAGAGCAAGCAGCTCTTCGCCAACACGGCCGGCGACGAGGCTGCTCGGGCGAAGCAGTTGGAAACGCAGATCGCGCCCTCAGCGGCCCCAATCACTGAAGGCGCAGGTGGGCAAGCGCGATTGTTAGACCCCAACTCCCCGCCGTCTGCCACGAGCACCGTTGGACAGGCGCGTGACATTTTCGGGGCGAGCGATGCGCGCAGCGCTGCCCGCACGAAAGCGAATGCGGCGGCTGGAGCGTTCAGCTCTGTGTTTCAGGACTACTCAAACGCCTTGGGCCGCAACGCGCAGGACATCGACCAGAATTCAGCGTCCATGCGCAACTGGAATCAGAACGTGTTGCCGTATCGGCTCCAGTACGCCAATGAGTCGGGGCGCGACTGGAGCACTACCGGCGACATTCTGAAACTCGCCGGCACGATCATGGCCCCGATGGCCCTGGGCGGCGGAGCCGGCGCGCAGACGGCAGGGCAACAGATCAGCGCCGCACGCTTCGGCGACTTCGCGAGCAAAGGATTCGGCGGAATGGCCGGCGGCTCGATTCCGTTCGGCAGTGCCTTCGGGCAAACGGCGGCCGGTCTCGGCGGAATGGGCGCGGGCATCGTCGCCGATCAGCGATTGCAAGAGCTGCTGGCGTTGCAGCGCTTGGGCCATCGGCTCTCGCCCGACGACCTCGCATACATCGCCTCGCAAGAAAACGTGATGCATTAGGTGACACATGGCAACCGTTCATAACGCTTACTACCAGTCTCCGTGGATCGAGACCGCATCGCGTAACCTCGCGAGCGCCTTGGCTCCGCCTGATCCTGAGAAGCAGTTCGCGCAGCGAGCCGCTGAATGGAAGTTTGGCCGCATGCAGGAGCTGGCCGCCATCGAGGACACCGACCGCGCGACCAAACATCAGATCGAGGATTATCGCGCGGAGATGTTGCGGCCCGTGTTGAACCCGGTGACGGGCCAGATCGATCAGGAGCTGACCAACGCAAAGATTTTGAAAAACTGGGCCGACGCCATTGATCTTGGCGACGATCCCGACGTAGGCGCAAAACTGTCCGGTGAGCTGAATCCAGAAGTCGCCGTGAAGCGGGCTCTGACCGAGATCGCTGCACGGAACAAACTTGGACTCGCTGATTTCAACTGGGGTCGGCGCGGCGCGTTGCAGGACGACGCGCAGGCGGCGACCGCCGATGAAAGCTCGAAGGCCCGCCAGTTCACCGCTGAGCAGAACGCGTTGCGGTTCAAGAACTATCTCGACGGAATCAATCTGCGGAACAAGCAGTCCGGCAAGGGTGAGCCGAATGAGATTCCTGTCCCGATCATCAAAGAGATCACGTTCGGGTTGGATGACTTCATCTTCGCGACCGGCCGTGACATGTCGCTTGAGAAGTACAACCAGTTCGCGGAAAGGGTCGGGAAGCGCTGGCAGAGGAATGGCAACGTCCAGCAATCGCTCAACGAGCAGTGGGCGGAGTCGTTCCCGAATTCCAGAAGTTATGCAGGCGCGGAAGCGGAGCCCGACACGAACACATGGTACGGCGGCACGAATCGCGGGAAGCTGAATCCATACTTTTCCGATGAGCCGTCGCAGTACAGCGATGCCTTTGTACCTGGGGCAGCTCCGCCGGCAGCCGCGCCATCGGCTGCGCCGCCAGCAGCCGAAAAGCCGAAACCAAAACCAGCCGGAACGACCGCGCCGCCGCCGAAGAAGCGCAGACCCATCGAGTCGTTCGGTAGATAGCACATGGGCTTCGACCTCCAAGGCGCACGAAAGGAAGGGATCAGCGAAAGAGAAATCGCTGAGTACCTTGCGCGCAACCGTGCCTTCGACCTCAAGGGCGCACGCAAAGAGGGCTGGTCAGATGCCGAGATCGCCGACTATCTAAACGCTCGCGATGTCGTGTCGAACGAGCCGCCGTTGAGCGACCCAGGCCCGCGCGCCGGCAGACAGCCAGGTCTTCAAGTTCAAGGCAACATCGACACGCGCGACCGCCCTCGTGTGCGCAACGCGGACGGCAGTATCAGCACCGTGCGTTCGATGTCGTTCCAAGACGATGATGGGCGCGAGGTGCTGATTCCGACCGTCAGCGACGACGGCCGCGTGATGTCCGACCCCGAAGCCATCGAGCAGTACCGCCGTACCGGCAAACATCTCGGCATGTTCGACACGCCGCAGAACGCGACAGGTTTCGCGCAGCGACTGCATGAAGATCAGGCGCGCCGAATCTCGAAACCGTCGCCGCATAC